TTATTACTTGTATGGAAACGATTAACAACAATTTATAAAGAAGGTGAATTAAGATGGCAGAAGAACGGTGTGTGTGCTGTGGAAAAATAATTCCGGAGGGGCAACAAGTTTGCCCGCAATGCATGAGGAAAGCATCTCTAAAAACAGGAAGAGATTCAAACAGAATCGATAACTTTTGCAGGATGTTGGCATATTACTGGCACCGCGTTCCGGACTGGCGCTTCGGCCAGCTGATCAGTAACGTGCTCGGAGCATATGTAGACACAACAAAGCGGGATATCTTCTTTCCTGAAGATGATGAGCTGCTGGATTTCTTCCGGCAGTATTTTAGTATGGAAGGAAGTTCGCCGTATGTATCGCAGATCAACACGAAGAAAAAATAACTGGCGCAAGGCGAGGCGCAAGGAGTGGATCGTCCATCATGTCTATTGCTGGCCAGAAGGCTGGTATGACAATCTGCATGAATACAGCAAAGGCAAGATTCATTGCTCGTGTCCTTTGTGTGCGGCCAAGACTAATCCGAAGCGCAAGAGGATCGGAAGAGGATTTACCGGAAGGGACAAGCGCAGAGCAGAAGCAATGGATTGCGAGGAAAAAGAATATAGACACGAAAGGTGAATATTATGGTAAAAATTCGTAAAGGTATGTTTGAAACAAATTCGTCTTCTACGCACACAATTATTGTGACCGACCAGAAAACAGAGCCTGGCAATCTTGTCGATTTCGCAATCGGCGAATTCGGCTGGGAGTTTGAACGACTGGATACAATTAATGAGAAAGCTTCTTATCTGTATACCATGGCATGTGGTTGCCTCGGTGAGGATGTTTATCCGCGCCTGTATGACATGCTTATCAAATACGGCATACAGTGCTCCTGTTCAAAACCGGCGAAATTTGTAAAGTCCTCGTGGTCTGACGGCGAATATCTCGACAACGGATACGTTGATCACTGTACCGACGGGGATGCAATGGACTTTGTGAACCGTATGCTGTCGCATGAACATGCTCTGATCAAGTATCTGTTCTCGGATGAGTCGTTTGTGGTTACCGGAAATGACAATTGTGATACACACGAAGATGAATGGATGGACGAACAGACCGACGTTGATTACCCGCATGAGACTTATTATAAGGGGAACTGGAGATGAGTAAGATTCTCGGAACCTATGTCAACGGAAACACGATTGTTGTGATGCACGAGGACGGAACCAAGGAACGCTATATCAGGGACGGCGAAAAAGCCGCCCCTGAATTTCCTGAATCCATGGACCTGAAGATCACGAATCGATGCGATCTTGGTTGTCCTATGTGCGCCGAATGTTCCTCGCCGGACGGCAAGCACGCGGACCTGCATCATCCGATCTTCGATACCATCAAGCCTTATACCGAACTGGCGATCGGCGGCGGCAACCCGCTGGAGCACCCGCAGCTTGAAGGTTTTCTTTGGTATATGCACAGCCGCAACGTGATCTGTAACCTGACTGTCAACGCCGTGCATTTCATGAACAACATCGCGCGTCTCAAGAAACTGTGCGATCGTAAGCTGATTCACGGTCTCGGCATCTCTGTCCAGACTGCGATTCCGGACGGATTGATTCCTGCGCTGAAGGATTTCCCCAACGCAGTGATTCATACCATCGCCGGCGTGACGCCTCCGTTGGTTTTTGACCAACTTGCAGATCATAGCCTTAACTTGCTTATTCTTGGATATAAAACCAAAGGTAAGGGGTATCAATGTTTTATAGCTAATGAGCAAATGATTTTGGATAGGATCTATGGTCTTGAGCAACGTCTGCCGTGGCTGAAAAAACATTTCAAGGCTGTAGCATTTGATAATCTTGCCGTCAGGCAGATGAATCTTCGCAAGAACCTTCCTGGCGAAGATTATGACAAACTGTACATGGGCGACGACGGCGAGTTCACCATGTATATCGATATGGTTGAGAAGAAATACGGCAAGTCATCCTCGCACCATCTGCGACCGATCGACTTTGATATGGCGCCGGCTGTCGGCGATCTGTTTCTGGAATTGAAGGAGAATTGATGAATAATAAAGAACTGCGCAGATGTCCGTTCTGTGCGTTTCCATATCCGAAAGTCGTTGTGCTTCCGCGTAAGGCTCCGGAACGGTTTACAATAAAGTACATGGTTGTATGCGATTACCGTGACGGTGGTTGCGGCGCTGCCAGCGGATGGTGTGCGTCTGCTCAGGAAGCAATCGATTCGTGGAACCAGCGGAAGAAAAAATATGGGCAAAGCAAAACGTAAACCAAGGCCGTCGATGCCGCATTGGTATTGGCTCGGGCAGGACGGTTGTTGGTTCTGCAAGAATCGAAGAAACTGTAACTCTTGCAAGGCAAATAGAAAAGCTGCCAAGGTGGACGATAAGCTTTCGCGAAAACGAGACAAACAGCAGAAGTTACAAGTTGAATAAAAAAAATAAGCCCGGTCGGCACGAAGCTGACCGGGCGTTTTAGTTGGAGGATAAAATGCATAAATCAAAACTTGAACAAATGTATTATGGAATAAAACAACGTTGTTACAACAAAAACAGAAAAGCATATCCTCGATATGGTGGAAGAGGAATAGTTATTTCGCCTGAATGGAAACATTTTAGAGAATTTGAAAAATGGGCGATAGAAAATGGATATCACCCCGGATTAGATATCGACAGAATTGATAATAATGGAAATTATACTCCAGATAATTGTCGTTTTGTTACACACAAAAAGAATTGTAATAACAGATCGAATTGTAAATATATTACATTTAATGGAGAAACTAAAACTGTAGCAGAGTGGGCCGATGAATACAAAATAAGACCAGCTACATTATACAAGAGGTTAAATAAAGGTATGTCATTTATCGACGCAGTATCAACACCTGTTTGTTTTTCCAAAAATAAAAAAATATACAATATACTTGGAGAACAATTAACAATAGATGAAATATGTGAAAAATATAATATTCCTATGTCAATACTTATCGACAAACTTTGTGCGAAACATTTAAATGCAGAACAAGTAGTTATATCTATGTCAGGAGATATTTCATATGCTTGACAATCATTTTGCTAATTTATATACTTCAAATAAGGTAGATGCTGCGAACTTTGACAACTACAATATACCGCAAGGCTCCAGTAAAGGAGCTCTAATTATGGATAACACAATCAGTCTCTACACGTACATTTCGCTTTGGCTGGATCTATTTAAAAAGAACGAAGTCAAATCTGGAACATATGACAGGCTCACAGGGTCAAACGAATCGCTCGCCAGATATCCAATCGGACAGCAACGTGTATGCGATGTAACACCGCTTGATATCCAATTCTATATCAATCAGATCACGAACGAAGGGTATAGTTTCAGTACAATAAAAAAACAATTGGAGTTGCTTCGTGCGTCGCTTCGCAAAGCCGTGTCGCTAAAAATTATCCCAGACAATCCTGCGCAGGAAGTTGATATGCCAAACCAGAAGATAATCAAAAAGCCACGCGAAGTTCTGGCATATAATGAAAAAGAACAGCGCAGGTTACAGGATTATATCGAAACACACTCTGATCAAAACGCTGTACTGTGTGTTGCTTTTATGATTGAGACAGGTTTGCGATCCGGCGAAGCACTTGCCCTTCGATGGAGTGATGTGGATACTGATAAACATCGCTGTCATGTATGTGCAACCGTTGTCAATCCTCACCTGCCATCAAAAGCATATGTTCAGGACACGCCGAAGACTGACGCGAGTATTCGTACTATACCTCTTAATGTAAGAGCAACAGCTATACTCAACATATTGAAAAAGCGAGCGTCCAGCGAATTTGTGTTTGGTATAGACAAACGTCTTGAATATCCTGTTCTGATTCGTACAATTAAGAAGATGTGCAAGGAATCCAACGTTCCCTATCGAGGGGCACACGTTTTCCGGCATACATTCGCAACGAATTGCTATTACAAAGGGATCGACATTAAGATCCTTTCGAAGCTGTTGGGACACAGTGATGTGAAAGTAACATATAATACTTACATCAATCTGTATGGCGACGGCTTCGATGACATGTATGCAGCTTTGTGTTTATAAATGCGATAAAGGTCTTACCAAAAATTCATCAAAAAAAATCAACACTTCCGTCGGCTGGAAGCGTTGATTTATAAGGGATTGAGAGGTGCCATCCGGATTCGAACCGGAGAATAAAGGTTTTGCAGACCATTTACCAATTATTCAGCCTTGCGGTATATTTATTCATTCTTCAAATCCTCACCAAAGTACAACGGTTGACCGATGTATTTTCGTGAAGACTTGAGATGGGTCGTTTAATGCTCCGGCCACAAGTAACCGTGAGAACGGGGGTGGAGCGCAAGACATTGTTCAAGCCAAACAATATGCAGGACAATCCTGCCCCATCAGCCAAAAAAAATAGCGCCCTGGGGATAACCCCAGGGCATTTTTATTTCCTTCGTGCTTTTTGTTCGGATTCGATTTTCCTGCCGTCTGCCGTGTATTCAACATCTTTTGTTGGCAGGTTGTCAACGATTGCCATTAGACGTTTTGCTGTCCCGTTACCACCCATTTTAGTATACGGTTCAAACAAATACATATTCAAGTTCTCATATTCGTCAGTTGAAATCCAGCCGCGCTCAATGTATTTTTCGCACAGGTAAATTATTCTATCATGTCCAAGTCCAAGAATCATTTGTGTGCTCGCGCTCTTCTTATTATTTCTGTTCGATAACCACGCCCAAAATCCAGAAGAGGCAATCACTGCGCACAAAACTGTCAAAACAGTTTCAACCCAGTGCATCCATGGTCCCTCCTTTCATAAAAAAATAAGCGCAAGCTGTTATATCGGCTTGCGCTTAAATATTACTGTATCCGTGCCTACAGCGACTTTAAATTAAGTTAGGTGCCTGTAGGCGCAGCCGGAGTTCCGCTTCCAGCCCATGCAACATAGCGACCCATCTGCCCCAGCAGGTACTGAGACTGGTTGTAGTTGCTGATATCGTTCTGCAGAGCCACCTTCGCAGCCTGTGCGTCTGCCAGACGGTCCTGAAGCATCTGCGTCTTAATCTCGCAGCAGCAGCTGTCCATCTTGGACTGCAGCGCCTGAAGCTGCTGAGACAGTACGTTGGTCTGGTTCTGGATACCAAGGTTCACCTGGTTAAATCCCTGAATCGCGTTGATCAGGTTGGTGTTGTTCTGCGCCACAAGCTCCGCCGTCTGAGACTGGATCAGTCGAGCCGTCTCATAATTGTTATTCGCGGAAGAGAGCGCGATCTGCTGAAGTTGAGCCTGAGTTGCCTGATTATTGAATCCTGCAGTCATTGCTCCGTTGGTCGCAACATCGGGCGCCGGGAAACGTCCGCCGCCAAATCCGCCAAATCCGTTGCCGCCGTAAATCAGGAGCAGCAAAGCAAAGATCCACATAAAAGAGTTGTTTCCGCCGAGTCCATCATCTCTCATTAAGGCCAGATCACCAGTAGTCAATTCTGCCATATCGACATTCCTCCAAAAATAAATTTAAACGCCCTGCACGGCGAGCGTTTATTTCATCATGGATTTCGCTTGTTGGAGTATTTGTGACGGGTCAACGCCTCTGCGTTGTGCCTCGGCATAAAATGCCTGTTGAGCATTTCCGCCATTCTGTTGAATAAGATTTGATACTTCCTGTATTTCAGGAGAATTCATCGCCATTGTCTGCAATGCAGCAATCGGATTTTGAGCAGCTTTAAGCGTATTAAAAACGCCGGCCAACGGATTGCTGGCCGGCTGCAACATATTAACAATTGGATTTGGGCTCATCACTTCAACGCCTCCTCTAATGCCTTAAGACGTTCGTCAATCGCCGTAAGTTTTGCGTTAATATCATCCGCTTTCTTTTCTTCTTCCTTTTTGTGCGGTGAGATATCATATGGATACTTTACCTTGTATCCTGCAGCATCTGTCTGGACAAACCATATAATCGCCGCCGTATCATCAAGCAAGAGAACGTCGCTGTTCGGTCCCATCTGGTACTGATCAACGCCTGGTTCGCCGTGCACACGTTCTACATGTCTTTCCTGCGGAACAATGTTTGGAGTTTGAATCTGCATTGGCTGCATATAATTAATTCCCTGTCCGTACGCCATAAAATCACCCCTTATACATACTGATCATTGCTTTTACTGTCGCAGCATCATCAATATGTTTTCTGTGCAGGATTTCATAGAGCATAAGCATTTCCTTGGGAGGTTCGCCTTCTGTTTTGCGATAATTATCGATAAGAGTAACAACCTGAGAATGAAGAATATTCATATGGCCCATTTCTTCATTTGCGAGCTTGTAAAACATTTCTGCTACATCACGCATATCTTTATCGTCTTTATAATTCAAAGCACACCGGATATATTTTTCTGCGTCATGAATTTCTTCTTCAATCATGTTTGACAGTTTTTCAATAATCTTCATAAGGCATCCCCCGTTATTTAGTTGTTTTGTTCAATCGAAAGTTCTTTTACAAAAGCTTCTATCATCAGGTCCATTTTTTCTTCGACATTGTCAACGTCAAGGATGTATCCCTGTTTTGCGAGAGCTTCAATAACCTTCTGTTTCTTTTCCTGACCGGGTTTAGATTTGTACAACTGTTCGATAGCATATACAGCACTCTTTACAGCTGCACGGATGAGCTCCATCTGGTTTGCATTTGTCTTTGCCTTAATGTTCGGGATGACATAGCGCATCAGAATAGCAAACAGAAATGTAAGAACCGCCATAATAATTTGTGTAAGATCGATTTGCATAACAGTTTCCCCCTTATCCTCTGCTTAAAAATTTAGTCATCATATACCAACCTTTTCTGGAACCATAGTCAACCTGCGACCATTTCTTTCCATACTTTACAAGTCCGACAACTTCATTGACAGGTACTTCATCATAAACACCGCATGTAACAGATGGACGCTGGCGTAATTTTACAGGCTTCATATTATCCGCCCATACAGTCAGCTGGTCGCCCGGATAATACTCGTTTGGATTGTCAGGTTCCGCAACAGGCTCATCGTCAATATCCTGGAAAGGAGTATATTCGTTAACCAGGAAACAACTCATCATCCAGCCCTTCTTCCATCCCCACTGGATGTAGGCCCAGCCGGCGCCGTTGTCCTTCAGCCAGGTAACAGCCTGACCAACAGGCACCTTATCCACCAGCTTCGCCTTCGTGCTGGCATTTACCCGCAGATTGATCGGTTTCCCATTCTCTGCGTAGGTGTACATGTTCCGGCGCGGATCCGGTTCCGGAGAGGGGCTGGGATCCGGAGAAGGTGACGGACTAGGATCTGTTCCGTAGTCCACATCCTTCAGCTTTCCCCAGTAAGCCCATTTCCCGATGGTAGAATCCGTCTTCGCAACCGGGCTGGTGCAGTGCGTGATCTCCAGCGGATTAACGCTGGTCACGAATCCGATGTGGCTCAGGTTGCCGGGCTCGGTCCCGTACCACTTGTTTCCCTTGTCGGCATCCGTCCAGGGTTTGCACTTGAACACGGCCATGCCGACCTGCAGATCCTTGGCGCTGGTGATCTTTCCTGTCTCAGAACAGTATTCCCGGAAGATCGTGTTGCTGCCGTGGTAGATCTTCGCGCCCTGGTCGCGGTACATCTTTACAAACATGCCGGAACAGTCGATGCCGTTCTTATCGTTTGTCCCAGGTGACTCATACGGCCATCCGATGCACTCGTGAGCGGAATCAATCATTTTGTTCAGATCCAGCATCAGCCATTACCTCCTTCCTCTTCGCTATCATCGTCTGTTGCTTTGCCAGATATTGCCTTGGCAATTTCTGAAAGCCAATAAAACCATTTTTCATCAATGGAGTTTTTGGTGTATGCCATAACACTGATAATCATTACACCAGTTGTCATAATGCCGAGATATACTGCAGGAAGCGCAGACGCAGGCTGAAGGACCATTACCACGCAAAGCAGGATCATATAAAAAAACCAGAACCATTCGGTTCTGCCTGCAAGCTTTTTGGAAAACTGTTCCCGTGGGTTTATATTTCTTCTTGCCATTCGTCCACCTCTTTCTTCTTAAAATGTATTATATTCGACAACAGCAATGACCACTGTAAACACAATCATAATCCAGCATCCTGTTGATATAATACATTCCTCCATTTTATAAAAATAAATAATACTCTTTCCTATTATATATAATTAAATAAACAGACAAATCCGCAAATATGTATACAGTATTTTTCGAAATTAAGTCTCGGGTTCCGTTACTCATTAATAATTATGTGTGGTTCTCACATTTATTATAAATTTCATAAACAATAAAAAGGAGTGTGTTTTTCATGTCGTCCAATTATGAAAACTTCCGTACCGTATTAACCATGAACCTTTGCAATGTGATCAATGACCCGGATGTCATGCGCGACGTGTTGAAGATGGTCGATATCACTATGAACGATTTTGAAATCAACAGGAAACATATGGAAATCATTCCTGCTACCGGACTTCCGGAAGTCGTCAAATATTTCCTCGCATCAAAGGCCATTGCAAATCTGAGCAAGAATACACTGAAGCAGTACAATTACAAATTGGTGAACTTCTTCAACACTGTCCGAAAATCTTATATGGATGGATGATGCCCAGCTTCACATGGAACATCAGAAAGCATTCTGCTGATTACGCTTCCGCAGGTCCATCGTTTTCAGGGGCAATCCAGGTTTCATTCATCGAAACAGATCCGCCCATATCGGTAATTTCACAGGATACATACTTGACGTTGGGATGCTGTGCGCTGCCATATCCATATGCCATGTAATTATGGAACATACGAATGGCATCCTCAATATTATTGAACTCGTCGATATTCTTTGTGAACGCATTGCCGTCTTTCCTGATGTAATGGAGGAAAGATTTCACAACAGGTTCTTCCTCTACTTCAGGTTCCCTGGTCCACGTCTTGTTATAAGGTTCGAGTGCGTTCCCGGAAATATCTGTAATTTTGCAGGAAACCATTTTTACGTTTGGTTTCTCCGGGTTATTGTATGCCCACAATCCCATGTATGAATGGAACGATAGGATCGCGGCGTCAAGTGTATCATGGACCTCGATCCCCCGTGTGAATGTACCGTCTTCATATTTGATGCGGTGCATAAAGAATTTTTGTTCCATACTAATTACCTGCCTTTCTAAGACACAGGCCTCCCGAACCCGGGAGGCCTTTATTTTTTTTATGTTTTTATTACTGCGTTAAATAATCCGCTGGAAATAATTACCATCTGATGCCCCGAAGCGTTGATTTTCAACGCTTTCCATTTTTTAGTGCGTTAAATTGAATCTTGCTATGACCCATTCCTCTGTGATAAAATTCGTTACAACTCGAAACTGAATATCAAGGAGGAATCGTCATGGCTCGTCCAAAGATCCCGGAAGAAGAAAAGAGTTTCAAAATGAGCGTCTCCTTCACTCCTGCACAATTGGAATCCGTTGAGGAATACTGCCAGAAGCATCAGAGGTCGATCAGTTGGGTCATCCGTCAGGCACTCGCACAGTTTCTCGAAGCCCACAAGGACGATCCTGCTGATTGGATTTAATTAAATTGCGTTTCATTGCGTAATAATGCGTTTTGTTACTACGTTATCTCAATCTTTAACTTCTTTCAACGGACACCATTCCATTCGTTTCTCCATGATATGTTCTCGTTCATCATCTTCAATATGCCTCGCACCTATAACTGCCGTACAATCACACGAATCATAGCAACACGGGCAATCACAGCATGACTTCGGCATTTGTATATCTATGCATATCATTTCTTGTACCTCATTATCTCAATCTTAATTAAGTTTTCGCAAACAAAACCCCCATAACTCCAGATGCCGTATTGTTCGCTTGAGATGACCACGAACCGACTTTCCAACTTCCACTCACGATTCGCGGAGAAGTCAATACAGCAGCATAGGAAAATGTTACGCTTACGTTTGTGACGGCTATCGGAACATAACCTGACGGAACATCGGCAATATCAATACTGTATCCTGCTCCATTTGCAAGTGTTGTATTTATAGTCCGGGTTTCATATTTCAAATCGCTCTTTAATGCAAGCTGTTCCCAATTTCCCCAAGATTGGTAATACCTTCTCTGATATGTATATACAACACCTGAACTGGCGGTAACAATAATTTGAAACCGTTGTCCTTGTCCAAATGTTTCAACAGTTGAATTGTTTGAAACAGGGCAATTTGCAGGAATGTTCCCGGCAACGATGTTGTATGTGCCGTTTGGAATAGTGTTCAAGTCATCAGAACTTGAAAGCGTTTTTGAATAGTCAAGTGTTGATATCTTGGCATTTAACGAATTTGCGATACCTTTGGTCATCCCCGTACTGGAGAAGTAAGAACTGTCAAGATTCGTGTTCGCAGGAATTGTTTTTGCCGCAATATAAGCGCCGTCAGAAATCCCAGAGATCGTGCTTCCGCGTACGATGACATATTCTCCTGTAGCGGCGCCAGTGGTACTTTGTTTCCCGGCAACGACTGCACACAGTTCTTTGCCAAGGTTCGTGATGTTTGTGCTTGCAGTATTGAGCTGCGCCTGAACGCTTGTACTTCCAACCGCGCCCATCTTACCGTCAATAATATCCATGTTGCTGTTGATTACAGCGATATCCGCGTCCTCGGAATAAGTAGGTTTTGACAAGTTAATATTAGTTGTATGTCCTGCCATATATAATCATCTCCCCTTTTAATCAGGATTTCCCCGCAAGTTGTCCCCATGTAAACTTTCCGAGCGCTGACTTGATCGTTGCCACAGTGACAACGTCAGACGTCGTGCCGTTTATGGTTTTCCGTATTTTTTTGTTTGTAGAATCATAGCTAACATCCGAAACAGTTGCTGATTTGTCTGCCTTGCCGGAAATATCCTGGTGAGATGTTATTACCGTTCCAAGGTTGACAACCCCGTTTGCATCCACTGTCTTGGCACTTCCGTTCATGGTAATGCCTGTAACCGTACCGACGTTTGCAGTCGCTCCAGGTGCTACTCCGTCAAGCTTGGTTTTGTCTGCCGCAGATATGAGTCCACTCGAAGACTGTGTCGCCTCTCCGGGCGCCGCCGCTTCAATGGCGTTGTTTACAAACTCTGTGTTTGCCACCTGCGTGTTGTCTGTGCCTGAGGCAGCAGTGGGTGCCGTCGGGGTTCCTGTCAAATCTGGACTTACGATTGTCCATGGATGATCGCTATTGCCAATCGTTACATTGGCATTGGTCTTCGGGATAATATTGACCCCGAATGATGCATTAGCCATTCACCACGTCCCCCTTTGTTATTCAATTGACCAGTTACCGTCAGGATCAACGGTAAAGGTAAGTGTAATCGTGTCGTTTTCGCCGTTCGGAAGCGTAACTGAGAATGTGCGTGTCCCATCTTCCGGCGGTGTCATCGTCACGCCGTTTATGTAGTACTTTGTGCCGTTCCACGTTTCTGCCGTTCCTGCAGGCATTGCCTGGTCGCCTGCAGATTTCTGAATCCATCCTTCGGCTGTGGCGGCATACTCAACCGCCCCTCTTGTTGCTCCGCCTGAAACCTGGATTTCAACGCCGCTGTTATTTGTCGATTCGCTCATCGCCGCGTTTGTTGCGGATGCGCTTGCGCTCTTACCTGATAAAACCCCTCCGCTGAATGACGGAGAGGTTGTTTTGATTTTGTAGTATTCAGTTGTTCCAGGCTCATCCGTGTGTGCCGCGATATGGCCTTCCGGGTTTGAATATTTCGGAGTAAGTGACATGTCGTTATCCGATGATGTTCCTGAATCAAAGAAATTTACCAAACCTGTTTTATTTACGCCGGGTGTAGCCGTCACGTCGTCATATACAGCAATCTCATCAATCAGGTCCGCAAGGTCATCACTGTTCGCGTCCGCTGGAACAGTAACACCTTTTGACGCAATCTTCTGTAATGCTGCGCTGACGTTTCCGGCAATCCTGCTGATTTGGGATGCGATACTCAATTACCTCACCCCCATCAGATTGCTTCAAGTGCTTCTTCTATTGATCCATCCAGGCTGACTGTACCTCCTGAAGTATATCCGGACGGTACGCTGTAACTTGTCGTTATAAGTCCGTCAATGGTGGCAGCAATTGCCCCGTTGTTTGTCATCGAACCTTCGATTTGTGTTGCAACACCGTTTACATTGGTATGCGCGGTAACGCCTGAAAGGATATTTCCAGCAACCGCGTCGTCGCCTGTTGTATCGCCGTATTTTGCCGGGATCGCGTTAACCGTTACGCTGCCAAGCACCTTGCCGCTCGTCGGCGTGATGGTTTGCTGTGATTCGGTCGGTGTTGCAGCCTTTTGCTCCAGGACAATCTGGACGGTGCCGCTCCCGTTATGATATCCAGCCGGTACTGTATAGCTCTGGTTATTACTTGTGGCATCAAGCACCTTAGAAACAGCGCCGTTATTCGGCATCGAACCTGTAATCTGTACAGCGTTTCCGCTTACGTTCGTGTGCGCAACAACCCCGTCAAGGACGTTTGCGGCAACTGCGTCGTCTCCTGTCGTATCGCCGTACTTTCCTGGGATTGCATTGACTGTAACTTTGCTGAGTACTTTTCCTTCTGCGGGAACAATGTTCTGCGCTAACGCTGACGGCGTGGCAGATTTCTCTTCCAGCACAATGGATACCGCGCCGCCTCCGCTGTGATATCCGCTCGGAATCGTATAGCTCTGGTTGCCAGTTGTCGCGTCAAGAACCCTTGATACTGCTCCGTTGTTCGGCATTGTACCTGCAACGTCGCCTGCGGATGTTACAATCACTTTCCCTGACAGTACGTCCCCTGCCGCCGCCGTTACATCGGAAACATTCTGGTACGCGTCCGGGATTGGCATAACGGTGACGTCGCTCAATCCGTAATATCCTGTGTCAGGTGTAATACTCTGTTGACTTTTTGTCGGCGTCGCCGTTTTGCTCTGCAGTGTATATTCCCCGCCTCCGCCAACGCCGGAAACAGTTCCGCTTCCGTTGTGGTAACCAGCTGGAATAGTATATGTTTCGCCTTCCCGCACACTTGCGGATACAGCGCCACGATCCACAATATCGTCAATAGCCTCCGCAAGCACATCGAGTTTATCTGTGCTTCCTGAAAGCCCTAACGCAATCATTTTGTCACGTATTGTATTTCTGGCATTGGTCAGCCGTGTAATTTCTGACGCTGTGCTCATATGCTCATCATCTCCTTATATGGTTGCCAGCAACGCATTGATATTTCCAATTTCTGTATATACAGCCGCTGATGTGATCGGCCTTGTGTTATCCTCTTCAACCGCATTTGCCGGTGTAATCCATTCCGCGTCGTAGTTCGCGTCAGATTTCTTGGCAAGCAAGTCGCCTTTGTTTCCACCAGGCGGCACAGCATCTTTATGGATGATGATGTTCTGCTTTTCGCGTATCACATGCACGTCGTCACTCAAAACGCCTGCAATATGGACAGACCCTTGCTTGACCTGCTTGAGTGTTCCGATCTCAGGCATCTGCATCACCCCATTCATTCAGTCTGCGCCAGCATAATAATCCGGTCACGTCTCGTTTTTACGTCCAGCGGGTACTGATCCCAGAAGATCGTATTCCCGTTTTCATCCATCCCCTTTGCCTCAAGGACAAGTTTCGTTCCGGGGATATTCTTTGTCTCAATTTCACTGATTGGGCATATAGCCGTATTCTCTTCAATGGTCATATCTTCTGTATTCCAGCGCTTGACCAGCTTGGTTGGATACCCGGCGGTATCGCTCCACAGAGTCACCACCAGCACCGGCATACCTTCCACATTTGCGTCAAACTGGATTACGAGCGGATTGTTTGAACCTTGGATAATCATCTCTCATCACTCCAGTCTTATAAAAATGCGCTGCCGCATCAGCACGGCAGCGCGAAAAAAAATATCTCCCCTATTATATAATTAAATAGGATAGTTCTTTGGCAAGCATTTATTCGTATTCAAAAAAATCGTCAAGGATAATCAGTTCGTTCACGGAAAGCTCGATTCGTCCGTCGTTCCTGAACGGTATCTTTTTGAATTCGCCAAGATCGATATCCATATCAATGACTTCGTCCATCTCTTTGCTGAACGCCTCCGCGTCTTCCGGATTCTTGAAAACGAACTGACCCTGTTCGTTTTGCGTGTGGTCGTATTTTTCCAGCAGTTTATTCTGCTGGCTGACCTGGAAATCAATATGGTCCTGAATCAGCTTTCTCAGTTTGAAGAACGCATAGCTGATATCATTCGGCAGAGCCTGGTTCTGGAACCGCTTGATAATATTGAATACTGCTAAAACCTGTGCCTGTTTCATAATCATTTCTCCTTTATTCCTTCAGTTTTTTGACCTCATCCTGCAGCCGTTGGACTTCTTTCAGCAGGAACGGTACGAGTTTTACATAGTCAACCGCTTTCTGCCCGTCGTGTTCAAAGCATACCTCCGGCAGGATATCGACAGTATCCTCGTAGATAAGGCCGACCTGCTCCGTGTTTTCCTCGTCGTTGTTATAGACGAACCGAACCGGGTTCAGCGCCCTGATCTTATCGCTGACAGTTTCGATGTTCCGGATGTTGTGTTTGATTTCCCTGGATGAAAGCTGTCCGCAATGATTGACCCAGTAAATATATTTGATGACTGCCTGGTCGATCTGGTATTGCGCGTCACTTCCGTATCCAAGGCTGACCTTTGTATAATTTGTTCCATCCGGTTTTTCACCGTCGCCGGAGAAAACAACATATTCGTTCTCTTTATGGAACATTGCCGCACCACGGTATGTGCCGACTTCCATGTTCGGCGTAATGGTTATTGTTGACAAGTCAGACTTAATGCCCAAACCGCCAAGGCTGTCAACAAGTACGCTTGCATAACGGTAAGTACTTCCGACAACTTTTTCATACCTGAAACCGTTTTGCTGGAAAAAGCACTCGCCGATTTGTACATAACCTGCGGATTCAAGCGTAATATACTTACTACCTGTAACAGCAACACCGTCTGCATTGATTGTAATACCGGATACCTTCCCGTATGCGTTGTTGCCGACATATGTGCTGATCTGTGTTGCCGTTTCCGTCTTAGTATAGTAGTTTTGGTTATTTGATGTAATCGACGTGGTGATCTGTGACGCAGTCTCGGTCTTAGTATAAACATCCGATTTCGAGTACGTGTAACTGCTAAGACTTGTACTGATCTGGGATGCAGTTTCTGTTTTTGTGTAAAGGTCTGTCTTCGTGTACAGGCTGTCCTTCGAGTACGTATAACTGCTCAAACTTGTACTGATCTGTGATGCCGTTTCAGTCTTTGTATAGACATCATTTTTTGTGTACAAGTCGCTCTTTGGATACGTATAACTGCTTAAACTTGTACTGATTTGGGAAGCAGTCTCCGTCTTGGTATAAACATTTGTCTTCGTGTATAGATCTGATTTCGGGTATGTGTAACTGCTCAGACTCGTACTGATCTGTGACGCTGTTTCTGTCTTTGTATATACGTCCGTCTTCGTGTAAAGGTCGCTCTTTGGATAGGTGTAACTGCTTAAAGATGTTGTGATCTGTGACGCTGTCTCTGTTTTTGTATATACATCTGACTTTGTGTACAAATCATCTTTCGAGTACGTATACGCACCCATTTTTGTCGTAATTTCAGACGCCGTTTCAGTCTTGGTATAATAATTCGTTAACTGGTTGCTTGTATATCGCTCTGCTTCCGTAACAATCGCGTCCGCCGTCTGGTACTGTACAGTCTTTGCAATGTACAGTTCACCGGCACTTGTAGCTGCCTGCGCGACAGCCACGTCAACGATTGAGTCAGCATCCTGGTATCTTGTTGTCTTCGCGATACTGGCATTCTTTGCGCTTGTCGCCGCAGCATCCGCAAGGCTGATCGCCTCATCGATGATCGAATCAACGGTTGCATAATCTGCAGTCTTTGCGAGATAAGACCTGGCAACGTCCTGCCTGATACTGTCAGCAGTCTGGGTAATCTTGGAATCAAGTTCGCCTTCTGCGGCATTCGCACGGTAAGCTTCCTGCAGGATCATATCCTTTGTCTGTTCAATCCGTGTAAATGCTTCGGATACAATTGCTGTATCGTATACAGGGACCCACTTTGCGTCTGCTCCGGTACCTTGCCTGCAATAAGTATCCGCAACCTTGTTCAGTACATCATACCATGTGCTCGCCTTTACCTCGGACCATTTCTTATTGAGCACATTTTGCCATGTTCCCATACCTGCATTTGGTTTTACCCAGTAATCGCCGGGTCTGACTTCATTTGTCGGATCAAGCGCAGGGTCTGTATCTGAAACATAAGTCTTGCTGTATCCCTTTTGCGCGACAATAGTTATGATCTTATCCGGAAGCAGTTCGATCTGTGATGTGACGTTTGTCTGTAGCACATCAGCCGGGTCCCATGCGCCAGCCGGATGATCCACAATAAATACATACATATTGCCGTCCTTCATGACCATGTCACCTGCGGCATATGCATTTGATTCGCTGAATTCAGGACCGATTTGGTCGTTCAGTTTTGTGATGGACGGGTTGCCGCTGATTACCAGCGAATTACCGACGTTCGGCTCCAATTTGTTTGTAGAAATGCTTCCTGATTCAATGCGTTCAGCGCTGATAAATCCGGCTGTAATGACGTCTGCTGTCAGCCCTTCGCCGGTTGCCGCCGTACGCCATATCCAGTTCCCGTCGTCGTCTTTACTGGACGCGATCATCCATCCTGCGCCGCTCAACATCATGGCGCTTCCGCCGTCTTCTGACAGGAACATGATATTGCCCCGGTCGTCTGTATACCAGTTGGATACTGTTGACATGATCTGGTTCGTCAGAACGTTGATTTGACCTTCCAGCCTGTCAGCAAAGAACGTGCCGTTCTTTGAGATTGCCTTTGCACGGTCATACATGGCATTTCGCTGGTCAATCAGGTCAGCCAGTTGGCTCATGCGACTGAGAAGCGAACCAAGGTCGTTGTTGCTGATCGTGATATCGTTGTTAGAAACAGCGATCGTGCCGTTACTTATATCATCGACGCCAATGGTAATATCCGTAATAAATGTGTTGTCGTATACTTCCAGGTCATCGTCATTGATCCTGAAAATACCGTTCAATACGATATCTTCCATCGGGATATTGAAGTCTTCCATGACGCGCTGGAAGCTGAACTGATAGCCTACCTTCGGCCTGCTCAAAACCTTCAGCCGTTCCACGGCGTCGTCATAGAATGATTGTTCCTGACCGGGCACATAATCATTGCAGGGCCAGTACCCATCTTTCAGCAGGTCGCCCATGGCAATAATAAAGTCTGCTTCTATCTCGTCCTGCTGTGCGCTCAGAACCTCATACCTTGCGTTCAGCGTCTTGATCTGCTGAATCAATCCATTGAAGCGCATTACGCTGTCCATCATCGCATACAGGCCGTCGCTGCCGTTGTAGATCGACTGGATTTCAATTTGCAGTCTTTCTATTTCTGCAGTGTATTCCGCGATCTTATCCGGTTTCGTTGTTGATGCGATCTTGCGGTTAAGCTCTTCGATTTCCTTTTCCTTTGCCTCGATCGAAACTTCTTTGGCGCCGATCTGTCCGGCAGCTCCGGTAACAAACTTCGTAATGCCGTAGTCACCTGATCCAAGCAATGCTTCCGCAGTGGTTTCAATCGTCTCATAACGGAACGTTCCGTTGCTGTTCAGGACAACAACCTTATCGCCGATATTAAGCGTCTTCTGCCCATCAGGCACATTACCATACACATAATTTAGGACAAGTGTACCGGACGAATCATAATACAATACCATCATACATTGCCCAATCGCATTGTTGATATTGTCTTCTACCGCGTTTGCTTCTGCCTGGTTTACAGAAATCTGTTCCTTGACAGCTTTTATTTTTTCAAGATACAGCGATAACGCATCTTCCTGCTCCGCCGTCATCACGCCGATTTCACGGTAATAATCAAAGTTCAGGATATAATTCAGTCCTGTCGGGTTTACACTGTCAATGCCGACATAACCGTTATCGCCGTATTCGCCTTCAACATACAGCCGCGTAATGATATCGTCTGAATCATAGTTGACCGTCAGCGCGTCAAGGTTGTTGCCGACCGTCCCTTCCAGTACCTGCGTCCTATTATTGAAGTTTCGGAGCAAAACCTTCTTCCTGTCACTGTCAAACACAGGATAGCACTTAAACAGGTTGCATAGTTTCACAATCAGGCCAAGCGCACCCTGTTTGTCGCCGCTTGTCAAAGACCTGATCTTTTCCGTTACGCCGTCTTTTTCATAGATCGGGTCTGTTTCGCCACGGCTCCAGTCAGTACCCGCAAGTATCTTGTCGAGCAACTCGTCCGCCGTTCCGATTCCGTTTTCATCGTCGAATTCCATGTAAATGTTCTTGGTTTTCAGCGTGGTTTCAATACCCTTGCATATAACAGTCCCGACAATCTCCTTGTTACTCTTGGACTTCTGCGGTTTCTTTGCGATGTACCATTGCGTCTCGCCGTTGTAATACAGCCGGATAATGTATTCGCTTTTCAGGTACCTCCATCGGAAGTTCAGGTTGTTTTCAATATCATCCCTGATAAAACCCCAGTCGTTCTGCCGCACTTCTCCCCATGTTTTCTTGATAATGCTTCTCCATGCCTTTGTGTTTTTATAAGGCATATCCAGCATATACGGTATCTTGAACTTCAGTTCATGGATACCGTCCTTCATGTTCTGGGAAAATGTAATATCATACGCCTGACCGATAATACTGTTCTGTGAATCATATAAACCGCACAGCTTATTCCCGCTGTAATCAAACACGTCAAGTGAAGCTCGAATCTCTCCCATATATCTCTGCTCCCTTCGTGTTTATAGAATCCTTGGCTTATAGTCAACCTCAATATATGTGAGGTCAAGTGTGTTTCTTCCGGACCATCCGCCTGAACTGTTCTTCTCCATGATATTGATTCGGTTCAGCCCCGGATTCAGCCGCACAAAGCCGCGATCATGATACGCGAACCCTAGATTGTTTGCGCCGGACATATCCCCTTGGTACACAATCACATTTCCGGTATCACCATTTACGTCAAGCGTCAGGTTCCCGGAAGGAAGATCCCTGACTACGCAGCTTGTGTTGTTTTCAATATTGATAAACATAATCGGGTTTTCTGTCGTCCCACGAAGGCGCAGCGTCATGCCGCATACCTCACGTCCTGGATTGTACACATAGAAATGCGTGTCTGTCGTTTCCGGGTCGTCAGGCATCTCGCCTTCCGGAATCAAATCGCAATAATCTCCCGCGTTATCGTTGTCGCCTGCGCTGTTATATTTTCGCGTGAGATACCCAAACGGTTCGTACGCCGTCATCTCAACCGTGAAGGTTCCGCTGTATTTCCCGTTATCGTTATATATTTTCCCGCTGATCAGTTTGGTTGGAATCACGTTCCAGTATACAAACGGTTTGTCATCAAATATCAGTGACCCGCGTGTATTCCTGTGAAGCCATTTCCGGATGTCCTCACGCTGTTTGATTGTAATTTCCTCGAAATAACATTTAATACTGAACACGCGTTTCTTTGCTTTGTTTCCGTAATAGTACCCGCCGTTCTTCCATGAGATATCTTTGTCGTACACCTCAAAGTCAGTCCCGGCAAACCAGCGGTCATCTGCGTCCGGGATATAATCAACATTGTATGTACTGCAATGCGTCCCGTTGTATGTAAATCCGCTCATGGACTCCTCCTTTCAGTAAAAACGGGAGGCGGCATCAAGCCGCCTCCCGGATTACATAACCTTTAAAATGAACTGATTCTCATTCCGCCTACAACAGCAGTCCGTCCGATCCGATCCATCAGGATCTCGCTGACTTTCTGTGCCAGTTCCTCATAGTCGTCGTCAGTATCGAGGTTTTCAACGTTTACAACAATGTCGCCAACCGATACCGGGTTGCCGCCTGCAGCCATTCCGCCAAAGTCCGGCATCCCGGGGATACTGATCGTGCTCATGCGTTCAAGCGCCTGTACCATCGATTCAAATAGTTTTGTCTGGTAAGGATTCAGGATGCGTTCGGGGTCCTGTTTTGTACCATCTAACCATGCAGGGCCGGTAAAGTCAGCAAGACCGCCGTCTTTATATACCGTTGCCTGACTCTGTATAAGTTTGATGCCCTGACCAATCATTGACGAGCTTGACATTCCACCCGCGCTGGCGCTCATACGAACAATGTTTGACACAGCGTCTTTCATAGCAGCATCAGCAACGTCCTTGGTTGAAAAACCGTTTTGTGCATATGTTTTTCCGCCATATACAAAACTGTATCCGTGGTCTTCTGTCTGACTGGATTTCTTGCTGCCGCCTCCGCCTCCTCCGCCGCCGCTGCTCTTGCTTGACGCAGAGGTTTCGGATTTCTGGATAACGTCGTACGACGCGGCAATATCAGCTGCCACCTGCTGGTGCGCTTTCTTCAGGTTCTCCAGCTGTTCCTTCCATTGGTCCACATACGCTTCGGCCTGCAATTTTCCGGCTTCACGGTAATCCTTGCTGTTTGCCTTCAGGAATTCAATGATATACTCATCGCCCTGCGAGACAATCTGCTCGACCTCATCCCAGTATGTCTTGATGAGTCCGCGCATCGCATCCAGCGTATCCTGCCATCCGCTGACCATCTTCGCCTGTGTGTTCTCCGTGGACCTGGCATATTCTTCTTCGTTTGTTTTCAGCCATTCGATGATCTCCGCGTCGCTCTTTTCAAGGATGGATTTCATTTCCTCGATCAGCTTTACCGGGTGTTCAAACAGATCTTCGTAATACTCCTCGACATACGTAATGTAATCCTCAAGGTTTGTGATCTGTTTGTCCAGTGCATCCTGCTGCGCTTTGACTTCCTTTTCTGCGGCATCCCAGGCCATCTCCTTGCGGAGATCGTCGATATCCTTCCGGATACTCAGTGCTTCTTTTCTCCGCGTCGGGTCAGCCACAATCCGCTGGTATTTGACTTCGAGTTCCTTCAGCTTTGTCAGCTTGTCTTCCTCGTCCGCCTGTTCCTTTCGCATCTGAAGCTGTTCTGAAAGCAGGTTCTTTTCCTCGTTCAGCAAGTCGATCCGCTTGTTGGTTGTCTCGATGATTTCGTCGCGTTCCCTTTCATAGCGGCGCGTAATCAGGTCGAGGATTTTGTTTTCCATCTCGATCTCGGCGTTCATCATATCTTCTGTCCGCCGTTCACGATCCTCAATTGCCTTCAGGATTGTGTTGCGCAGGTCAATTTCCATTTGCCTGATTTTATCGTTCTGCTCTTTGATCGATTTGGTCAGCGCATCCATCGCCGTCCTGTTGTCAACCAGTTGCTTCGTATATGTCTGGTGCGCTTTCTGTAGTTTATCCAGATCGTCCGCAACCTCTTCATACGCTTCGTCTGTAATGGACAGTGTGGCGAGTTCCGCACGTTTCTTTTCCATGTATGCTTCGATACGCTGGATGTTGCCCTCGAGCGTAACGTTCTGGTTCTTCAGCACATCGTTTTCACGCTGCATATAAGCAATAACGCCCTGAAGCTGTCCGGTCTGCTGGTAGTATTTCTGCTGGCTTTGGTAGTAGCCCTGCTGGCCTTCCTGGATCGTGTTTACCTGGCTCATCACGTCCAGCGCACGTTCCACTTCGGTCATACTATTCTTGTTCTTGTCTTTGCTGCTTCCTCCGCCGCCGCTTCGCCTGTTATTTGTCGAGTTATCTTTTACACCCGTACCACCCGTTCTTCCACTTAATGGGTTATTACTAGTTGGCTTCAGGATTTCCTGATAACCTTGCAAATACTTTGATGTCCATGTGCCGTCTGCATTTTGTACCCATGCTTCTGTATCTAGCTTTATGGTTTCAACTGTCCACAGACCTGTTTTTTCCAGCTGCTCAATAGTTTCTTTCGCCATTCCCTGAATGGAAATCAATCCGTTTTGCAAATTGGTAAAATCAGCCTCGGACGTACCGGTAATCTTGATAAACGAAGCTGCAGACAGCTGATTCAGCATATCTGTCAATTCGCCTGTACTGCTTGTCAACTGGTCGAACATGTCCACAGCCGCCGGGAAATCTGCAAGAACCTGTTCTGTTGTCATATTCAACAGGTTTGCAAGGTTGCTAACATCCGCAGCATCAATCTTCTGTGGATTGTCCTTGTTAGCCTCTTTGTCGTTATATTCCATCTTATTCTGGACATCCAGAATATCTTCATACGCCTTGGTTACCTTGTTGACTTCCTTGTGATACACTTCGATTGCATCTGTTGCGCTGATCGTCCCGTTGGAAAGTTTTTTGATTGCCTCCGCAGTATCCGTAAAATATTTTACATTGTTTAACTTTTCTGTACTGGCGAGAGTAGCCTTCATTTCTTTTGTTTGTTTCGTAAGTACTTCTGTCTGGTCGCCCTGCTCCTTCATGGCTTTCTTGGTATTACCCATTATCTTGATAAGCGCAGGATATTCAGAAGCAACAGCTTTCTGCATCTCATCAGTCCAGCTCTCAAACAATTCAATCGCGGATTCAATGCCGCCGCTTTCTATAGCACCCTGGAGCGCATTGATCTGGTCCTCAAAGTTATTGCTCTTCGCCCAGTTGACTTCCTCGTTGATCTCAGCGATCTTCGCCTGTGCTTCCAGCCAGGACTCGGCAGCGTCTTTAGTTTCTTTTGCTGCGTCAACAATATTCTGAGCAGCATTATCCACCTCATCTGCAACATCTTTCCAATTCTCTTTTGCATCCCTTGAATCACGCAGGTCTGTAATGTATTCGCGCATGTTTTTAAATCGAGGATCGTAATGTTCGCTTTCTTTGAAATAATCCTCGCTATCAAGCATATAATCTTTTAGATTATTCTTTACATTTGTTTCAGCCTGTGCTTTAAGACGTTGCAGGATTTCAATCAATTTATCCGCGTCGCCTGCAAATGCCATAATTTCAGGATGTGCTGTTGACAGATCAACAAGATCGGAGAAATCAACTTTCTTCTTCGATTGAAGCTTCTCAATCGTTTTGTCAAGTGATTCAACTTCTTTAACTGTATCGCTAAAGGCTTTTTTCGCATCCTTCGCTTCTTCCTTGGATTCTTTGGCTGCTTTCTTCGCGTCTTCATTAGCCTTCTGCCATCCATCGATCATTTTTTCGATCTCGGCATCAAACTCTGCAATTGCTGCTTCATCCGTTAAAGAGTCTCTGTAATCCTTCAGCGTTGCAAATCCGCTGTCAGCATATTTGCTGCCAGCCATAGTTTTCTCATTGCTAAGAATCATATTTCTCAAAGAATCACGCTGTTGATTTTTGGATTCTGCTTTTACCTCTTTCAGTTTTTTCAGCAATGCATCCGTATCACCGATAACTGTCAATAATTCCGGATGAGCTTCCGCAAGTCCAAGGATGTCGCTGTAATTAATATTTTGAGGGTCTTTCTGGATACTCTTAATCGCGGCGTCAAGGGCTTTTATGTCTTTTACTGAATCATTTACTTCCTTTGTTAATTCCTTCAGTGACTTTGGTTTTCCCTCTTCTCCGCCGCTTTCCTCAAGTGTTTTACCCAGTTCTTTCAGTTTGTTAGTAAACTCGTCAACTGAACTCGACTCTGCCATAATCTTTTCAATATCCTGAATTGTAACACCAGTTGTTTTCAACATGGTATCAATTTGTTCAAGTGTTGAAAGATCAAGCTTCATCCACATGCCGCCCGTAAGGGCCTCAACGCCGGAGAAATCCATGATGCTGTCAATAAGTCCGTCTGTAAGTTCTTTTCGTGCAGCTTGCAATTCTCCGTCTGAAATAATCTTTTCCGGATCGAAACCATTTGCAGCTGCCTTCAGAACAATTTCTGCGATACGGTCACCGTAGCTTGCATATTCTTCCTCGCTCAACTGGTTATCGTCGCCGAGAATAGCCTTCATGATCTGATTCCTGAAAGCCTGCGTTTGAACAGCATCAAGGTGCTGCCCCACGCCAGCAAGAACTTCGTCAACAGAACCATTGATAACATCCATCATCAGCTCTGTTGATTCCTTCATGTCTGCCGTATCGGCATATTTGCCCCAGATATAATTACCAATTGATCTCCATAATTCAGCGGTATCTATATCAAGATTTTTATACTCCTCAAGCTTATTCTTGATTTCATCATAGATTTCCTGTGAGAGAACCTTGTGGTTTACCCGCCTGAAATCACCGTAATTATAACTGTCGATCATGCTTTGCATTTTACGTGTTGACACACCGGACGCAGATGCAAACGCATTGTAAAGGGAACTGGCAAACCTGCCAGATTCAGATGTCCCGCCGTTTGCCCAATCTTCGTCCCAGTTAGACATAGCAACTGCAAGATCATTTGCTTTGCTCTTTGAGGAAGGATTCATATTTGAATATTTTTCCGCAAGAGCATGAGCAGTGATTGTCTGCTGGTTTTTAATCATCCGCTCAAGTTCATCATTTGTCTCCTGCGCGGCAGTCTTCTGGTCATATAGGCTGTCTCTTAAATGATCAACTCCTGCTTTCGCGCCGGGAGATAATTCTGCTATTTCATCCAGAAGAGAATTATACCTGGCTAATTCAGAAGATGTTAACTCGGCGCCACTCTGTATTTTTTCAAACAATTGATTGAATTCGTCCCTTGTTGATTGTAACGACTTTACATTTGAACTGGATTCCTCAATTGTTTTATTCAGGCGGCTCATCTTTTCTTCAGCCGTTTCTGCTGCGCTGATAATTTCGCTTACAATAAGTGTTAATCCAGCAACAGCTGCAACTGCAGCAGATATTGCAAGTAATACCGGGTGTTTTTCCCATATACTCGCAAACAATGCGGATGCACCACCGGCATGTGTTATCGCAATCGCAAACGCTGAAATCAGTCCAATCGCAACAGGCAGAATCAAAGTTAATCCATCAGTTTGTTCCGCTGCTTCTGAAATAGAATTAACAACGTCAGCAAGTGTATTATTCCAAGTCTTTATTACATCGTCATCCAACAAAGAATAGAAATTCTCTTGTGCAACCGTGAGCCGTTCCTGAGACGCAGTTACGCTATCAAGATAAACAGCGTATTTTTCTGCAGCAACACCGTCCGAGTTTATAGCTTTTTCGTGCAGTTCAAAAGCACGGCTCCCGTTTTCAACACCCTTTGACATATCATTCATCAGGGCAAGGAACACGTTCTGCTGTTTAACGCCTGCCATCGTGGTCGCGATATAGGACCTTGTTTTGCCGTCAAGACCGCCCCATTTATCAGCAACCTCTTCCAGGATCGTTTCCATATCGCGCCAGTTACCTTCCTGGTCCATCAGGACAACATCAATCTTTGACAATGCTTTCGCGATATCGTTAACCCTTGTTTCGTCTTCCTGATTATAACCGGTTTGTTTAATCTGGTGCAGACGGGCAATAATGGTGTTAAATGCGGTACCAATTGTTCTCGCTTCCTGACGGGTTGTTTCAGATACAGTTGCAATATACGCGGCAAGCCATTCCATAGATACGCCGAAAGCACCGGCAGATGCAGCAGCTTTCTGCATGGCTTCACCAATTTCCTGACCGCTTGTAGCCGCGTTATCGCCGATATTCAGGAATACGTCAGCAACACGCTGTGTTGCATTCCTGCCGTCTTCTGCTTGCTGTGCAACAAGGCCCATAGAGTTAACGACTGAAGTAATGATTTCAGAAGCGTCTTTAAATTCAACGTTCGCTGCTTTCGCGTACATCGTAACATTTTTCAGACGTTTTTCAATTTCTTCCGCTGCCAGACCTTGGCGTGTAAAGTAAATCGCAGCATCAGCCATATCAAGTGAACTGACGCTCATGTCAGCGGCAATATTCCTGTACGTACTGGCAAGCTGTGAAATCTCATCATCGGTCTTCATGGTAATCATCTGAATTTCATTCATCTTATCAGAATATTCAGATACATATTCAACGGTATTTTGAATTAACCCGTTTATTGCCCTGATTGCCGCTGTCAGACTAATGTACCGCGTCAACAACCCGGTAACCTGGGATTCAAGTTCGCCGGTTGATTTGGCAGTATTTTTTACTTCTACGCCATGCTGATGTTCGGCTGTCACGCATTGTTGAAGATAATTAAGAACCTGCTGCTTTGCATTCGCTTCCATGTCACTTGCGTTAACAACTTCACGAATCGCATTAACTTCCTGCATCGCCGCATCGATTCTTTTCTGTGCGGTCGCCATGCCGTCAGAATCTTTGTCATTTTTAGCAGTGTTATAATTTTTGATTGCGTCTGTTAATTCAAAATACGCCTGTTTTGCCCTGTTGATCTGGTCAGTTTCAAATTGCTTTTGCGCTGCTTCCTGTTGCTTCTGGATAGATTCTTCCATGGCAGCAATTTCTCTTTGGATCAAATCCTCTTCTTCCTGCGCAGCGCGTTGCCTTGCTTCTTCACGGGCAAATTCGGCATTAATACTTGCCTGACGTTTCTTCTCTTCAGCCTCTTCGTAAGCCTGGACCTGTTTATCAAGTACTGCCTTCTCCTGTTCAATAGCCTCTTCCATAGCGGCAACTTCTTTATGAATCAGGTCTTCTTCTGCGGCAGCTTCCTTTTTTCTTGCCTCCTCACGGGCAAATTCTGTTTCAATAGATTGCTGTCTTAATTTCTCCTGTGCAGCTGCATCCGCGCTTATCTTTCTTTCAAGAGCAGCATCCTCTGCAGCTTCTTTCCTTGCGAGATCATTCTCCATCGTCGCAACTTCTCTTGCAGACCGTTCCTGTTCAGCTTGGGCTGCTTTTCTTGCGGCTTCCTCTCGCTTTAATCCTGCTTGAACAGCAGCCTCTCCCTGTTTGCTATATGCCTGTTCTTCAGCATCATGGAGCTTCCACATAGCATCAATCTGCTCTTCAACAGAATTCTTTACTTCTTCTGTTCGTTTCGTGATTGCTCCGGTTGAGTCTGCAAATTCTTTAATCTTGTTTCCGGCTGCGTCGAACCCTGTTTGTACTGTGCCAACCAGTTTCCCGGTAGCATTTCCGGCCTTGTCTACCTCACGAACATATGTGTTTACGGTTGTCGTGACTCTTTGCATTGTACTCTCAATGCCGCCTTTGGTATCAAGGTTCACAGCATTCTTCAGAGCTTTTTCTGCTTCGCTTCCGGCTTTCTTCGCTTCTGCAACCAGATTATTAAGTGCCTTACCGATACTCTTACTTAGCTTATCTTCGAGATTAATGTTAGCGCCAATCTTTGATAGAAACTCATTAACCTCGTCTATATCTTTCTTTACCTGACTGATATCAAGATAAAGCTTACCAATACATTTATCCGCCATGCCATCACTCCCTTATAAAAAAGTCCGCCAGCCATGGCGGGTTCTGTTATTCTTTTCTTGCAAAGTTCAGGATATTGTTTCCGACTTTCAGCCGTCCGTCATCAATCTTTTCTTTTTCTTCCTGTTCTTTTTTATTGATCGCATCCAGCGCCTTGAACATTGTATCTTTCGTCATCTCAGCTTTTGCCAGTGATTCGGTAATATCCTCGCCGTTGAACAAGAATCCAAAGCTTGTCTTGATCGCTTTCTTCAGCGACATATCATCCGTATAAACTTCCATGACCATGTTCATCAAGGTAATATAAATATCTTCGGCTTCAAAATAATCGTCATGGATATATTCACGAACCTGTCCAAGCAACTCGTTATTGATCATAAAGTCGGCAACCTCGTCAGCCGTTGCATCATCCACCTGCACGTTCGTATAATACCGAACCATCGCCTTAATTCTCTCCGCGTTGATATCATGGCTTTCATAGCAACATGAATCGTCATGGATCATCACGCAGTTCTCAATAACATCCCTCGCCATCTGGACTTTATCTGCGTAAGAAATATGGTTTTTCACAAGAATAACCGTTCCGTCTTTCCCTGTTATTTCTTTTTCGTCATGCATGTCCGCATATTTTTTAAAGTTAATTTTCTTACTTTTCATATCCTTTATTCCTTTCCTGCTGCTCCCTGGTAACTACCAGGCGCAATCGTTCTCGCTTTCCCGAAGAAGTCCGCAAACGTCTGTGCATTCCTTCTGGACATGTGTTCGCCGTCACCCATTGTCATCGGGTTGCTGTCCATAATCATGTCCCAGCTCTTTTCAACAAAACTGTTGCCTGCATAGTTAATAATCGCATCGTAATTCAGTTTGTGTCCGAGTTCTTCCAGCACGTCGCTGAAAAATACATAACTCATTTCGTTAATCTGTTCTTCATCAACCACTCCGAGGTGAGTTGCAATCAGTGCCACCGCACGGTCAAGCGTCAGGCCTCCCCCGGAGTCTTTGCGTTTTTTAGTTTTTCCTCCAGCTCCGAAATCTTGTTGACACGCCTGAAGATTTCAAGCATCCTGTAGACCATGTCAGAATCAATCTCGTCATAATGTTCACGGATCAATTCCTCATCGTCCGTCACGGCAACAAGCCAGTCATACAGCTTCTTGTCGCCGTCCAGTCCGTCGCCGAAAGAATTGGCGCCCATCGCAAGCACATCCGCCAACGGGTACATTTCTAATATATGGTAAAAAACAGCGGTCCTGTTCCGCTGATATTTCAATTTCGTAGGTTTAATCTCAATCAGTTTGCCGCCGATCACAACCGTGTTCTCAGGAACCCCCACCTTCGGCAGTTCTTTTACGGCTTCCGTCTTTTCCGGTGTCGGCATGCTTTCCTGTCCGGCTTCCGGTTTCATTTTTACTTCCTGCTTCTCTGCAGGCATTGCTTTCGTTCTTGCCATATCCTTTCTCCTTTACAGATAAAAAGAAAGAGGGGATACTGATCTCTCGAAACAGTATCCCCGTCCTTTCCTCTAAATTTCCTTTATCCGCCCTCTGAGGGCCGGAGTATAATTATTCAGTTGTCAATTAGTCCCAGTCAACGCTCGCAGCGCTGGACTTGGTCTTGATGTTGCCGTTCGCATCCATCGGCTCGTACACGAGATCGTACATCTCGTTATTACCACGCTTCGGGTTCATAGCAGCAAAGGTCAAACCGTTGGTCCTTCGTGTTCACAATGAATCGCTACTTCATTGCCGTCTTTCGACAGCCCCATGTTACCATGGGGAGCAGACTATATCACGCTCCCAGGGGGAGCCTCGCCATTTCGAGCGCCAATCGCTTGCGCCCTACTCTCATAAGAGATAGTCGTTAGGCTTTTAATTCAGCATGTTTCCAATAATATCCGCCGCTTCGTTGTCCGCGCCTCATTGCATTTGAAATCGCGGAAGGAGTAACTCCTACACTTGCCGCAGCCTCATCAACCGTGGCAAAATAAATCCCGTCATCTCTGATGACGGGTCGCTTGTTTCTTTCCGAGAGTCTTTGTTTAAAAGCTTCATCATGATGAATCTTTCCTTTGCAACTCTCGCTTATTTTTCTTTTGTGTTCTTCAGAATGTTTACTGCCAAGATTAATCGCAAGCAATTGCGCTTTGCGTTCCGGAGACATTGGCTTTCCATAATTCGGATTATTTGGTCCTTTTAGTTTTTCGCTCTGTCTTCTCCGGCTGTCTTCAGTAAAAACACACCCGACAGTTCCGCCGCCACCAACACAGATATTGTATCCATGTTCTGGATTTCTTGTATCATATTCGGATATTAATTGGATTTCTTTTTCACAGGCTTCATCCCGTGTCAATCCTTGGAAAAGGATTTTGTGTTCAAATCCGTCCCATCCGTACTTTTCAAATGCTCTCCGAATCGCACGGCATGTTCTGTAATTTGTCCCTTTCTTCCATCTTTCTTCAGGATCTTTACTTGTAATTCCTATATATTTTTTATGGTTGATTTTATTCTCGTGCATATACACAGTATAATTTGCTTCCATAAAACTCCTTTATTACAATTGGAAATTTGCTGAATTTTTAGCACGGTAGGTTATCCTGCTTTTCAACAGGACTTTCCCCGTTTAGACGAGTTTTCAAATAACATTGCTGTTATAGGGGGCTATATGGTTAACCCGCAGATTTGTAGCTGTTGCTGAATCCGGGCAGCGCTGTTACACGGCAACGATAGATGTGCAGGTGCAGAAGGCCTTTGACGCTCGCGTCCGCGCAGGATGTCCCGTCCGAATAGAGCGGCCAATGTGCATACAGTTCGCCTTTCGCGGTCGTGGACGTGGTCTTGACCGGAACCTTGTTGGCGTCGATAATCCGGCGCTTATAGGAAACACGGACCGTCTGACCAACCGTCACATCGCCCTCATAGAAAGCGATCTCGGTCGCACCGTCAACAGCGGCAGCAGACTGGGTAATCGTAACCACATACTTGCCGGAGCCAGCGGTAGAAGCCTCTTCCAGACCACGGATGTAAACACTGCCTTCCTGCACTTCAAAGGGCAGGTTAATCTTCAGGCCGGTTACAACTTCATAACGGGCGCTTTCACGGATACCAAAGTCACCCTGGACAGCCTGGACGCCGTTCGCCATTTCAAAAATTTCAGTGGTGAACTTCGCACTTTCAAAGGTCAGTTCCAGCGTGGAGTCAGTATCAATGTACGCCAGCGGGAAGTTGCCCTGACCACCGGTGATCGTGATCATGTTGTGTCCAGCAGTCATACTTGCACTGGTCAGTTCATCATACGCAAACACCGTACCATCGCAACGCACAAACTCAATGTTCGGCACGTCCGCAATATAACCATCATATTTGTCAATATAAAGCATATCGCGATTTCCTCCTTGTTTTTCTTTCTTGTTTATTTCTTCTTCCACTCCTCCTAAAATGGTCGAAGATTAAACTGTAATTTTATAAAAAACAGTGAGCCGATACATTTTGTAGCCCACTGTTTTTGTCCACATATCGTATTCATCCTGATAGTAGAAGCGCAGGTTCTGGCAGTTACGCTTCCGAAGCAGGAGATATTTCAGCCTTTCGGCAATAAGGACCTGCCTGCTTTGCAGCCAGTCTTCGGACGCCGTGTGCTCGACGTCCTCGCTGACAAATATGTCGAACTGGCGGTATTTACCCTTTACGTTATGGTTGAATGTATCAAACCCTTCCGCGTCATGGTGTACAATACGAACCTTCTCATTTGTCAGCAATTCATCCGTGGAACCGTCACGGATAAAATATTTATCAGTAAACTTGACGATGTCTGTCTCGATCGGGACAAGCATCAGTTCCTTCAGTTTCTCATCAGGATAGATTTCGTTGCGGACGACATTATTCCAGTTGTCCTGCCATGTGCGTGTTTTCTCTACATAGCGATCCGCTTCCGCCATCCGCATCACCTCACTATAACAAATTGTGACCAGTCGAAATTATCTATGTCTCTGCTGACGATATTCATAAAATCCTCAACATGATGGTTGATTTCCACATCTGTATTTTCAGAGATATATTTGCTTACATCCTGCTGTGCAAAACCAGGCATTGCTCTCGGTTTATACCATTTCGGAACGTGTACCCTTTTGTCCGAAGCAATTCCGTTTTCTTTGCCATAAGTAACGACTCCTGGTTTTGTGTACATTACCGCAGCGTCACGCCACGTCCAGCTATTGCCTTTCATATTCCCGTGTAACACAACCGATACGTTAACAAATACTTCCTCATTATCTTTTAGACTGTCTGTGTCTATCCCAACTTCAAGCAACACACGGTCGTTTGTAATCTCTCGTTTTGTTTCTTTTACATTGCGAATTGCCAACGCCCTCATCTCGCTTGACCCGTTGCCATTTGTCTGTATTTCCATACAAACAATATTGACAAGTTGATGGGATAACGTATCAAGGCGAAGATTAAGTAAATCTTTGATTGTGTTCATGCAGGCTGCGACATTAAAAGAAAGTTTATTCGGCTTAAAATCACTCATCGCCGTTCACGCTCCCGCCTGCAACACGTTTCGCGTTCAGGACCAGAATGCCGTAATCTTTATCAATATTGACTTCCGCCAGCGATATATTGATAACCCTGTAAGTAAAATCTCCGATAACCATCTCGTCATCCAGCCTGATTTTCCTTGTCGTTGTATTCCACTGGCAAGTAACTGTAATCAGGTGGTCAGGATGCATACCTGCCTGCAAGCTTGCGCCGCTGTAATCAGGACGTCCGGCATATTCTGTATGGTTGATCGGAAGGTTTGCTGCAACCGGCCTGCGACCTCCCTGTGTAATCACATAACCTTTGCTGTCTACAACCGGCATAAATTCACGGGTAACATCAACAACCGCATTGCATTCTGTGCTCTGCGTCGCCTGGTTGTTTGCGTGAAGCGTGATATTCCAGTTCAGCATAAACAGCATGCCGTCCTCGCGGATTACATAATCACCCTTTTGTACTTCGTGTGTATAATCAGTTTTGAAGTTTGTACTCATATCAGAGTTGCCGATCTTGGACTTCCAGTCAATCGACGTCTGCTGTGCACGGATATATTCGGGTTCATAATCATTTGTCCGTTCATATGTCCCGTCTGCGTTCAGCGAATAGTAAATATTGACGGATTCCTCTTCGTCATCATCTTCATTTATATGTTCATGATGAATCCTGATGATCCGGCAACCGCCGTCATACATATCCACAAGCTGTTTCTGTGTCAGGTGTTCAAGGCTTTCGTCTGTCTGTGTACTGACGTAATACCAGTTATGGACAAGTTCAAAAGTCCAGTTGACATTCGGTACGTCATGCTTGAGCAGCCGCTCGAAGTCTGTCAGAATCCTGGCTGGCGGTTTAAAATTTTCCCGGCTTGGTTTCTGTTTAAACTTAATTGTGCTCTTTGCATTCCTGATGTCATCTTCCCTGTCCCACACAACTTTCGCCATATGCCTCATCCTCCCCGTTCAGAAGTCGAGCCATATATTCGGAAAGCGGCTCGCGTGTCCGCAGTTGCAAATTTGAAGGAAGCCTTCCGATCTCCCCCGCCTTATCCAGCAATTTATGCTTAACACGGCTGAATACCGCGAAGCTTTCGTCGCTCCACTCTTCCTTCGGTTTATTGTCGTTCGCAATATAACCAAGCGTTTCCGCCTCGCCTACCAGACTCTGCAAATCCGACCGGATTGCGTCAACATATTCCTGTAGTGTATATGTCCTTGTGTATGTCGGCTGAAGATCTTTGTCCCGGTATGTTACCTTTACAACAATCTCTTTAACATCTTTCATCCGGACACCCCCAGTTGGTTATACCGAACCATCCGGGTCCACACCACATCCTGCTTGGCTTTCCTGTCGTCAATTGTCTGTTTGATATTCTTGTACGGTTTGTCGCCATGCGTTACCGACATTGCGTCAGTTGTATAGCTTTGCAGGTCGTCCACATTTGACAGCGCAAGATTATAGAACGCAATCTCACCCTCCAGCAGCACCCATTCCTGTTCGTCAAGCATCAGGTCGTCTTCAAAAAACACGCCCTCGACTTCCTCGTACTGAGGCTCGCCGCCTTCTTCTTCCGGTGGAATTTCAATAATCTTCTTGTCTTTAAATTTGTCTTCTGAAAACTGAAAGGTACGACCGCTGATCACATACAGCATCCGAATAGCATCTTCAAGCAGATCGACAAGATCATTGCTGTCCATCTGCTCCGGAATCTCCTGCCATTTGATCCGTCTGTACAGTCGTTGTGCCAGATTCATAATGTCCGTCACATGCGCTCACCCTTTCATATTTTATTTGTCCAGAAACTCGAAGCTCGGAATCCTGTCCTGGATCACCTGAATTTTGTTCATACTCAGGTTCAAATCCTTTGCAATATTTGCGATCTTATCCAGCACATAAGGCTCAATCTCGTCGGAGTTCAGCCATTTCTTCAGCTGGTTCGCATTCATGGACAGCTTCTTTTTAATATCTTCATCGCTCATAAAGTTCGCGTTATCTTCTTCTTTAACACCCATGCTCTCCAGAACTTCTTTCTTTTCTTCCCCTTCAATCCGGAGAACTCCCTTCTGGAGAATTGTACTTGTCGCCATCAGAAAGTCGATATCATCCTTTGTCACAATCGTAAAACTTCCCGGCGCAATATTCAGGCCATACGGTTTATCAATCGTTACAATGCCTACATTAAATGTCTGCGGATTCCGCAGTCTGATTCTTTCACTCATATTTTCCTTGCTCCTTTTCAATTAAAAAACGGGGAGGGTGCTGCCTGTTACGGCAACACCCGCCCCAATGTCGAGGTCGATTAGGTGCTGAGGTCGGCGTAAACGCTCATGTAAGGACGATCGCCATACGCGACAGCAGCATTGAAGTACTGATCGAGCCGCACTTCGTAGCTCAGGTCGTCGATATTGGTATTATCGATGGAGAAGATATCTCCCTCGAACACGACCTTCAGAGGCCGCATGCCGGGATCCACAGCGTTAGGCAGGATGTACAGCTTCTTGGTATCGAAGACGAAGTTATCCGTACCGTCTTCCATCAGCGGGTTCACCAGCTGGATCGCTTTCGCGCCCAGATAGGTGCCGATGAAGGCAGCAGCGTTCTGCTCAACGATGATCTGGTCGGCATACTGCTGGGTATTGGTGGTGGAGGTAAATCCGGTCAGAGCAGCCAGCTTATTCAGCTCGCCAACATCGCCCAGGATGGTAGCACCGCCGCCGATCCGCAGCCAATGCAGGATCATGGGGTCAATCGTAGCCTTTACCAGGCCGGTGGAGCCAGAGCCGTAGTAAGGAGCAGCCCAGTTCGGAGCCGCAGTGTTCAGGACGCCCTGCACATACTTGTTGATCTGGCATTCCATCTGGTAGGAAGCATCATTCACCAGGTCGGCCATGTTCGCCAGACCGTTCTGCATTTCAACGATATTCACAACAGGACGGGCAGACACGGCAATGGTGTCCATGGACATGCTCTTCCGGCCATTCTTGGTCCGGGGAGTGGTAGCGCCCTTCGCCTGAATGAAAGCACGAACGCCGCTCAGTTTCACATCGAAGGAAGCCTTATCACCATAGCCAACACGCTTGGTGTCAGCAATCAAGTCCAGCCAGTTGGTATCACGCTTCACGATTTCATTCGCAGCAAAGCGGACGATCTGAGCGATCTGATACCGGTTATTGGGAGTGGGGTCAGCAGCCAGATCCTTGATCAGCTTATTAGCGTTCTCGCGAACTTCACTGTCAAGGTTTTCCTTCCGAGCAGAGGCTACGACCACGTCAATCACATTAGAATCCTTATAGATTTCGATAGCCATTACGTTTCACCTCTTCTCAATTAAGTACTCTTCTTGGCAACGCCGCCGCCGGAAGCCGGCTTCACGGTATCGCCAACAGACAGCGCGGCATAAGTGGTACTATCAACGCTGATAATCAGCTCATCGTTGATGTTAGGCCGACGCATTTTCACATAGTGTCCGGTCGGGACTTCATAGGCAGCATAGTTGAAATCCTTGTCACCATAGTCCTCGAATTCGTTTTCAACAACATAAGTTTCTCCGGAACCCGGAACCACACAGATCAGCACCAGCGCGGGGAGTCCCCACAGGGTGGTCTTCTCGGCTACACGGAATTCGGAATCGCCAGCAGCCGTCAGTTTCTTCACGCCGTTAGAGGTGATAGAAACAAACACGCCGTTAGCCAGGGCTTCTCCAGCCTTTTCGCTTCCAAGATAATTGAAAGCTTCAGCTCTACGGAAATATCCAGCCATATTCAGTTTCCTCCTGTATTACTTATTTTTGCGGCTCAAAAGTCCGCCATACTTATCATTACTAACTTCCATGTCAACAAAACTTGCCAGCGTGATTTCCTGCTTTTCAGGTTTCACTTCTTCTGGTTCCTGTTCTTCTGCCATGGAAAGTTCAGCAATTTTCTCATAATCGAGTTTTTCAATAGCCTCCGCTACAGCAACGTCCCGAATATTCAGGCCCTGCTTTTCCGCAAACGCCTTGGCATTTGCACGTTTTTCAGCCAGCACTTTTTCCTGTTCCGCAACAACGATCGCATCGTACTTGCTCTTAATTTCTTCAAGCTCTGTGATCTTCGCGTCCAGTTCGGCAACCAGGGCCTCCGCATCGTCCATGGTTTCAATCACACGCTCGCGATATTCAAACACATGCACGGGTCCTCCGCCCCAGTCTTCAACACTCTCGTGAGTGTCAACGGAATGCTCCAGGACTTCAGCGTTCGCTTCTTCCTGTTCAGCAACAACGGTGTTTTCGCCGGATTCGCTGGTTCCTTCGTCACTCGCTTCAGCAACTTCGCTTTCCGCAACAGCAGCCTGTACATCTTCAGCGCTAATCTGTTCTGCTTCAGCTTCAGCAACTACCTCTTCCTGGGTTGTTACTTCCTTCTCTTCAGCGGTGATCAATTCGTTTTCTTTCATCGGATCAATTTCACCTCGTTCTGCCTGCTCTTCGCTTTCAGCAACGATTTCCTCGGAATCATCAGCAACCGAAGCAACCATATCGAGAGCAGTTGCATCAGGACATGCAGGCACAGATACGAGCGCAATTCCAGTTAATGCATTTTCCTCATTGGCATCAATATACAGAACTCCATCTTTTTCGATGGTATATTCCGGATTATACCTAACCTCGAAACTCACATTTAACTTCTCAAGCTCGTACAACTCAGCCAGCCTGATACAAATATCTTTTTCTCGCTTCGGCACACGAGCAGTTGCGTACAAGGAGATTACACCGTCGTTATCAGTCTCTGAATAGAAATTTGTTAGACTTCCGATCTGTGTAGACGAAAACTTTTTCGTCACCTTGTTGTACATATGCCCCAAGTTGTCGTAATTCCTTGCCAGAAGATTTTTCACATCCGCATAAAACGGCAGGCATTCAAATTCTTCCTGACGGTTAATCAGGTCGCTGATGAACGCCGCTGTAATTCCCTGATTGTTTCTGTTACCGGCAGAGTCCGCCAGTTTCATTTCAATCGAAAGGAATACCGGATTAAGCTTTTCATCTTCCTCGGCAATCGTTACTTCTGAAGCAAGGAGTACCAGCTTTTTCTGTTCGTTCTCCATGCTAATCATTCCTTACACGTCTCTAGCACCAGTAGGAGGACAGGTGTTAAAAACTTGAAGTAATATATAACAGCCTTTCGGCGTGTTACCAGAAGTGTTTCTGCCAACTAAAAAAGACCTGTCATGCAGACAGGTCCGCGTTCAAGGAGTTGGCTTCCTCTACGCAATTATTCTTCGAATTCCGCGTAAAACGCTTCTTTCGCTTCTTCGCTCAACCACCCGTAGCGTTCATCATCTTCCAGCAGCAGGATCGCATAGCTCAATGTATACTCCCCGCTTTTTACGCAGTTGATAAAAGCTTGAATTACCCTGCGTTCCCTTTTTGACAATTCGGATCACCCCTTTTAATGCTCAAGCACCAAGGCCTGAACCTCGGCGATTTTATGGTCTACATATGCTTTTGTGTCACACGGGTACTTGAGGTAAGCGATCTTTCCTCCGGTTACCGTAAACGTGTTTTCGCCAAGCTGAACCGTCGGGATATACGAATCAAACGTATACTCAACAGGTTCCGCCAGCATCACACATACCTGAACCGTTATCTCTGTGTTTTTCCATTCAGACTGCCGCATATGGTAATGGTCGTAGTCAAGGTACAGAAGATCATTATCCCCCGTTGTATCAACACCGTAACTTGTTCCGACATTCAGCGTCTGGTTTGTAAAAACACCGGAAACATTATCCCCGACGATTTCCCTGATCCCGCTGTTGTTCCAACCCGGCTGTATATCAACGTTGTCCATATCGACACACCGTTTTGTAACCAGCACCCTGTCAACCGCAAGTTTGCCTGTCATAGGATTAAACACGCCGCTGTATACGGTACCTGCTTCATCTTCAAACAATGTTTCATATGTTACGGTATCGTCTCCTGCTTCACGAACAAGCGTTACGCCGGTTACGCCGCTGATACGCCTGATGTTCCGTGGACCGGGTTCTCCGCTTCCTGCCTGGATCGGTTCAATCCCGATTTGGATATCGTCAACGCCGAGGTTGTCAGCGCCGTCGTAAACCGTAACCTGTGCAGTATTTGTCCGCTCGTCATGGATTGAAACAAGGTTGGAAGTATCTCCTGCAGGAAGTCCAAGATTCAGCTTGGCTGTCTGCCCTTCCCATGTCACACTCGCCGTTGCATCCGCTCCGGGCGGCAGTGTGGTAACCGTGCCGATTTCAAGGTCGAAAGCACTTTCGCCGTCTGCCTTGACGCCGGTATTTACAAACCCGCCCTGCTCCGCGTCATACACCATCCAGTAATGGTCATCATTAATGTACGGATAGTTCAGCACATTCTGTTCTGTTTCATCAACTGCTATCGCCAGGGCTTCCAGAGCTTTCTCAATCGCCCTGTGTTCAATCGGCGTGATCTCTTCATCGTCAATGGCTGCACGTCTGATGACCGGGATATGAATATGATATACGCTAAACCCGTCATCCTCGCTTGTATGAAGATACAGGTAAGCGTGGATATCTTCGCCGTTCCGCAGATATTCATCAGGAATCATCACGCCTTCAGCGTCCCCGGTTACCGTTTTGTTCGCCGCGCTCTTCGTGTTGCCGAACTGTACTTCATATTCTTCCGGAAGCTCAACACCCTCGATAATCAGTTTCAGGCCGTAGTCATACTGAAATGCCGGATCTGTCTTCACATAAGTTTTCTCTCCGACTGTTACTGTAATCGTATTATCTCTCATGCTGCATCACCGGCCTTTACTCTTGCGCTTCCGAACCTTCAGGTACAGAAGGCTTGGGGTTGCGTCCCGTTTCACTGTTGCCGGGATCACTCTGGCGTTCACTGTCATCCAATGTAGGACGTCCAATCGTTCCTTCATTATTATCAGTGCCCTGATTGTTTTTTCCGGGTGCCACGAACACTTCAGCTTTCCCGCTGTTGATCTCTTCTTTCTTCCGCTGGTATTCTGTTTCAATATCAACGTTATAAGAATCAAGCAGCGTCCTTGTGCTCAATACGCCCTTCTCATACAGTTTCATGCATTCAGCCTGGAATGCTTCAACCTGCGTCAGGTCACTGATAGGCATAACAAATGTAGGAAGCTTTTTATCATTGGACCTCGGCAATCCATAAGGCGAACCGTTAACCGCTCTCATAATTTTGTTCATTAATTTGCACATGCTTTGCCGTGCAGCATTAATCCTCATGGAAACAAGTTTCGTGCTGATCTGGCTTGTGCCGAACGATACAGAATTATCAGCCCCGGACGATACTGTCGCATTAATTCCGTATGCGCTCAGGATCGATTCATTTACGTTTTTATATTTATTTGCTTCATAGAAATGGTCAAGGTCCGGCTGGATCACGGAATACTTCACGCAGTCATTCGTGATAGCGATGCCGCCGCCAGCCTTCATGGCTTTCTTTGTAATAGAAAGAACAGCGTCCAGAATCGGCGTATCCACAACCACCGTACTGTCTTTCGGAGAACCGACCGCGCCATGAACAAAACTCGCCGCCGCAAGGTTCAGCAACGCGTCTTCCTGCGCACGGATCAATGCTTTCTGCCCAAGCGGAATCAGCGCGGTTGTAATTAACGGAATTGCATACCTGCTCCATTCCGGCTTGTCACCCTGCCATACCCACGTACTCTTTGGGTCAAGCTGTACCCACTCGACATTTTTCTTGAGCGCTTCGGTAATCTCTTTCGGATATCCTGCAATCCGGATATTCATCTCTTCGTCATCAAGGAATTTCTTCCATGACTTTTGTGCATTCTTGCGCAAGTCCTGCTTCAATGACTTAACATTGAATTCCGTCAGCGGATTACCGTTAACAGCAACGTTTGTAATCCGCATCAGATGCGGCGGAAGCGTAACAAGATCGCCGTCTTCCATCAAGGAAAAATAAACATTATAGAATACATAATACTGATAGAACCAGCTCCGCAGTTTTTCATTCAGCGAAATCCGTTCAAACCATTCATAATATTTATCCTGTGTCTGTTGTGTCCCACCCGTCAGGTAATATCCGTCAATCAGGCTGAAAGGCACAAGGATATGACGAACAGCACCGCCAACAAGATCATCAGCGTCAACAAAGTAATCTCCAAGTTCATAGAACTTATTGATATTCTGCTGTTTCTGTCTCAGCAGTGCTTCATAATTATAATCATTCAGCGACCCATTAAAAGTGATCGATCTTTCATTGTATGTGCTTGATACATCATTCAATGTTTCAGCAACAGCAAAGGCGGAAGCATTCGGCCTCTGATCATTATATGCACTTGCAGCGTCAACTATATTTGCCAATTATTTCCACCTCCTGTTTTATCTGATCGATCCGACAATACCAACCACCATCGGCGTATTGCCGCGCATATATTTCCGTTTGCGAATTTCTTCAAGTCCTGTAATATAATGAATTCCCATCATCAGAGAACTCACCCGGTCTTTGTGCATCGTTGACTTCGCACTGTCGAACAGCACATTGCCATTTGCGCCCTGGCGCCCGATAATGTTTCCCATTTCAATCTGCAATGCGTCCGCTTCCACAAAGATCGCTTTCTCCGCGACCGACAGTTTTCTGCCGGTCCCTTCCGCGTCGTCGTCGCTTTCAGCAATCTTGTTGTTGATGATATACCGCGAATTGATCGGAAGCTGCAGGCTTTCCTGTTCAAGCGCAATCGTTGTCATATTGACCATCTGCTGGTTCATCAGGTTCGTCGCAATAAACGGATGAATCAGCGGGACCGCATTGTCAATAATGCTCGGCTCGTCATCACGGACCAGCGGAGGATATTCCTTTCCGGTTCCTGGGTCAGTCCACGGTTTGCACATGAACTGCGGGAATGCGTCGCCAAGGCCGCGTACGTCAACCACAACCTTGATCGTATTTGGAAACAGCACAAGGTTTTTCCGCACTTCAGTTGCCAGTGCGTCAAGCCGTTTCCCTTTGAATGTCTGAATACGCACAACCTGTTTCAGGTACCCGCCGTTTTCGAGTTCCACCAGTTTAAACGTCGTCAGCGCAGCGTTGTCCGCATTGCTCGCGCTTGACGTCGCAATATCCAGCGACATCACGTATTCAACCGTTGACTTCGCCGGTTGTGCAATTTCCACGTCCTTCAGCGTCCTGCATTTATCCGTCAGTTCAAACGGGAACACAGCGCCCTCTGCAGCGCCAAGGAATTTGCTTTCATATTCCATCATGAATTTCTCTTCCGTCATATCTTTCCTCTGGTCGTCAAAATATGACTGTTTTGAAATCCCTTCGCGGACTGCTTCCTGATATGTCATCGCCCATGCAAAGCATCCTTTTTCACCGGCGGACATCCGCTTCAGGATGTTTACAAAAGACGTATAGAAATAATTGTTTTTCAGGCATGCTGAAGTAATACTGATAATTTTGCTGTCGTAATCCTCAATGCCGCGCTGGATACAGATATCACGCGTCTCGTTCATAATCGGCTTTGCAACGGCGTCAAGGTCGTTCTTCGCGATCTCAGGCGCCTCGTCACAAATCAGGATCTTTGCGCGGTTACCTCTCAGCGTACCCATCGAATAACTCTCGATCTTGCTTCCGCTCTTCAGCCAGCATACACCCTTGTGCGGATTTACCTGTACCGGCTTATTATGTCGGCTTGCGTTAATCTCGCGCAGCACATCTGGATACTGTAAAAATTTTTCTTCGATTTTCTTTACGACAAGCACTGCCTGTTCAGCTGTACTTGAAATCACGGCAATTGAGCTGTTCGGATACAAAACACCGAGCGCAATCGCACAGATCGCAATCAGCCACGTTTTGCCTGCGCCACGGTTTTTCACCAGGTCAATGCTCTGGAAATTGCCGAGGATTCGTGCATCCACACGCTGGCTCGGCTTCAGCTTAATCTTGAAATAATCTTCAATAAACCGGTCGAGGTGTGTACGCCAGAACCATATCTGTTTTTGCCACGCTACAAAATTTTTGAGTTCCCTGATCTGAGACGCTTTGTCGATCGAAGGCATTATCTGATATCCATCCCGATTGATTCGAGTGTATACTGATAAGCCTGAATCACCTTGTCGATATCATCATCAGGGAACGTATAAGGATTCTCATCAAGGTAACCCTGTGTCTCAAGCTTTAGGATAATTTCACCAAGAGATCCCATACCTGTGCTCTCGCCGGGTTTTCTCCGGCAAGCCGCAAAGTTTGAACTCTTGCTGAGGTCATCAAAAATTTTCTGCGCTTTCATGTACTCATCAGGAGTCCCCTGCCCACGACGCATCCTGTCCTCCGCAAGGTCGGCATTCAGTGACGCCTTGATTACCTTGCGCGTATAGTCCTGCATATTGATGTTGTCAAGGACAAAGTCTTCTGAATACTGTACATACTTTTCATTCATCCACTCAACCTGCTCCGGCGTGAACCAGCCCTGCCATATCTTGTCATAATAAGGCTTGTTCTTATCATCTACAAACTCATGCACAACTTCATCCTGTGTAGAGTCCGCAACATGGATGTTCTCTTCGTACTCATAAGCGTAGTTGCTGTTCTTCAAACTAAAAAAAGCCTTGGCTTGTGCCAAGGCTTCCTCTTCTTTTTTCTTTTCCGGAGTGGTCATTGGATTAAGGTATACTTTGTTGTTGTTCAGGTCGTATGCCGCTTTCTTCCTTGCGGCTTCCCATGCAACTTCTTTAAATTTCCTGTTGTTCTCGAAGCAGTACCGCTTTACTGTTTCTTCATCTTTGCAAAACTCTTTTGCGCATTCTGTGCACCAGGCATCCCTGTACTGCTGGGAAGCCCAGAGTTTGTTCGGGCTGAACTTTTCCAGCGGCAGGATGCGGTTGCACCGGACGCACAGCTTTGCCGGCGTTTTCTTTTTCGGCATCCTTCAAACCTCTGTTTCCTGTAATTAAAAAGAAACCCGGGATGATGCAGGCATCTCCCCGGGCGAGCTTCATTCAGCTCTGATATCAACCGTTAGCTTAATACAATCGGATACACACACTTGCGTCCGTATCCTTTTTCCATCACGATCACAGTCGCACCTGGCGGAGACCCGTATCCTTTGCTTTGCGCGTAGGGATCCATTCCGCACAGGCTCGGGATCCGCTCGATCAGCACATTGCCGTTCCGTCCCATTCCTGCGGTGAACGTCTGGTTTTTATGTAAATGCCCGACCATAAACACATCTATCTTCTTATTATAGAGTGTCTGGCAGTCACGGGCGATTGTTTCAATGTCGTTTCCCTGTCCATGGAGCAGCAGGAAGTTGTAGTCCAGCACATCAACAACGCGGCTCATCGGCGCGTCATCGTCCATTACGAGGATAACGTCGTTGTCCTCAAAACGCATGGCCAGGTAATGCATAACAACCCGCTCCAGGTTTTCCTCCGGGAACTGTCCTGCCTTGGTTCCGAGCGGCCTGATCTCGCCGTGGTTTCCACGGACAGCGTACACACGAACCGGGACGCCTGTCTCGCGATTCAGTTCGGCAAGCCACTGCGCAAGATATTCACTGAGCCGCATCGCGCTCTCGACAACGCCGTATTCAAGCCTCGTCAGCTGCGATGTATGAATCATTCCGTCCAGCATATCGCCAACAATCATCACGGTAATCATTTCCGGTTTGTGTGTTTTCGCAATCTGTTTAACCTCGTGAATCAGCATTCCCATCCGTTCATCAAACACATACGGATCATACGTATTCAGCACCTCGCCGTACAGGCCTTCCACCGTAAACCTGGCGCCGTAATGGAAATCACCGATCCCGACAACCAGCTCGCGGCTTCTGTCGGCTTCATGTTCAACTCTCTCCTGGCATACAGACACATTGATCTTCGGCAGCGCTTTAATCGCGTTGCAGATCATCTCCCGAAGCAGCTCGCTTCTGGATTGTTCGCGCAGGTCTTTCCTGATTCCGCGTTGAAGGTCATAGAGTTTCTGGCGCTCAACATAACCATCCATAACGTCGCGGGTTACAGCGCCGTCAATCGGGAAACACATTCCTGCGTCGCTTGCAAGCTTTACGCCGACCCCGGCTTTCCGCAGGGTTTCCGGATTACAATCCAGATCGTAATCCATGACCATGTCGCACCAGTCTTTATCCAAAACCCCGGTTTTCTTGTCCAGCATCTCCTGGACAAGGCTCGCTTTTTCCTTTACATTGAGCGATTCAATAGACCTGCTCAATCCCTTCACTTCCTCTTGGCTGAAATATCCAAGACCCGCTTTCTGCTCATCATCCTCTGTAGCTTCATCAGTTGTTTGCTGTATGGGTCTTCAAAATGTAGCAAGACGCCGATTAGCTTCTTCAGATTAACAGTCTGATGCTTCAAGTTTGCTGCAAGCGTCTTTGGTGGCCGAGCTGGGAGTCGAACCCAGAATAATTCCATGGGTTTAGAAGCCACTGCTTTTCCATTTTGCATACACGGCCATGTCCGCCGTTCGGCGGATGTTTCGCACAGCTTGGTGCAGGAAGCCGGACGCATCCGGCCACCCAGATATAAGTCCGAAAACTTATACCGCAATTCGCTGCCTGTACAGGCTTCGATCCTGTGACATTCGCATTAACAGTGCGACGCTCTTCCGGACTGAGCTAACAGGCAATAAGACAAGACGCAATAAAAAGGCCGGCACTGGTCCGCACTGTCAGGAGGCGTTGCCGGAAAACTATTATTAAGAAGTTTTTAATATGTATATGGTTTGCTGTGTGCGTCTTATGCAGACGGGTTTTACGTCTCCGTCCCGACTTGAAGGACAATCACTTCGTCATAATTCATATCGTAGAATTTGCCGCCAGCATACAGGACTTTATCCATCGCGTAATAATTGCCGTACTCCGTCTGGACCGGCTGGTACTGTACAGCGTTATCCTCGATAATATAGCATTGGTCGCCGACCCTGAATCTTCCTTCCGTATCAACAAGATACCAGTCTCCGTCCGGTATGCCTTTCTGCAGTTTCTTCGCAAACAGGCTGCATTTCCTGTCTCGTTTTGTTTTCCTGCATTCATAAGGCTCCGCTTTGCTGTCAAGCCTGTCCAGCATATCCCGGAACTGGGCTTCCTCTTCCTCTGCGTAATCCGTCGAGCATCCGGTTCCATACAACAGGTTCTCGATTTCACTCGGACAGCTTGACGCCGGAATCTCACGCTTCGCATTCATCACACGTTTATAGTTCGTTTCTATGCCATCCGTGTTTCCGATCAGCAGCAAATAAGCAAGTCCGTCAAGAAAATACTTGATCTTCAATTCCGGCGTATACACATCACCGGAATCGTTCAACCAATTTTTATCGCAATAACCGGACCACTTCTCCTATATGCCGTTCACATACGCAACGGCACTTTCATGGTTATCGATCATCGCAACAGAAGTCCTGCCGGAAGGTTCGATAATTTTATGTCCTGTCGCCAATATAATCCCTTCCCTCTTATATAATTAAATAAATCGGCAAATATGCAAGCATGTCAGTCATCTGTCCTCGATGCCGAACATAAAGCGATACAAAAAATACCCAACAACGCCGACGCGGGAACAATCAACAGCAGCCACCATGCACTGATCATAAAAAATCAACCTCCCCTGTATATCCTCTGAGCGCCTCGCGCAATTTCTTGTTTTCATCCATAAGCGTTACAAGCACTTCGCGGATTTCTGCAACATACCTGCTTTCCGGACATGACATACACATCCGTCCGCAAGGCCCTGTGCATGTCTCAAGATCTTCAAGAAGTTCTTCAGGTGTCATCTTTTCCCTCCTGTGAACGAATTGCAAATGACTTGTCGCAGATAAATTCGTAGCATGCAACAACCAGGCGCATCATCAAAGGATTAACACCGTATGTCTTTGCAACCCCATAAATCTCGTTAACCGTACGGGTATACTCATCCGCTTCATGCAGGATTGAATTATGTTTGTTCATAAAATCATACGCAACCCTGAACGCATCCTTCATTTGCTTTTCAGTAATAATCTCTTTCATTAATCTTCCTCCGCAGAAGAAAACATACAGTCGTCACAGTATTCTTCCACCAGCACCCTCAAAGCCTCATCCGGATCGTCGTGTTTTGCGAAGCACTCTTTTGCGTAAAGGCATCCGTCCATGCACTCGTCCAGGGACTGGCTGATCGGACAGTCTGCCGTTCCTTTGAATATCGCGAACGAATGAAGTCCTGTGCGATCGATCATGTTCACGGAGTTCCTTCTGCATGTCCTCATAGGACAATCGCTTTTCATGCACCATGTAATATCATCAAAGAACAGGCTGCTGTCCATCGTCCGCACCCACAATCTTCAACATATCATCCGGTGTAATCCGACCAGCTGCCTCTTCTGCGGCAACTTCCGGGTTTTCGTCAATATACATCTGGTACAGATAAGGCGTTGTAATTTTCTTCAAAACCTTATTTGCTCCGCACTTTGTCCCGCAATACTTCAGCCGTTTACACAGATTGCAGTCGCCGCCGTGTTTGTACTGATCATTCCCATCGTTCGGCTCAAGCCGGATATCCCAGTAATAACCGTCCCGGTCGCGCACGTTCGGCGGCAGGTTTTTGATTTCATTAATTTTATCCCGGATGCGTTTACGCACCTCATCTTCGCCAAGGCTGGTCACCCAGTCAATAAACTTTGCCATCTTTTCAGTTACCTGTATTTCATTAGACAATTGTATCTTCCCCCTTTAAATATTTGCCGATCGGCTCGCTGTACTCTTCCGGACAGCATTTGTCGCAGTACGGCGAAATCCATCCAAGCGTCATCTTTGTTGCAGGCGCACCGCACACGATGCATGTGCGCTCGCTGATCTGTTCGTATTTTCTCTCGATATCATGAATACGACATCCAATCTTTATGCCGTTGTCATAAATACGCAGCTGCCCGTATTTCTCTTTCATCTCAATAATCTGCCAGCGGTCAAGATCATTCCACTTGATCAGTTCTTCGCGGATTTCTTCGCACATCTTCATTCCGAATGCTTTGCGCCACCCATCCGGCATACTGTCAAGTTCTGTATACGACCAGTCATAGTCATGAACAGCTTTCATTTTTCCGTGCCTGTCCAGCTGTACGAAACGTTCGCCAGTAAACCTGTGCCATGGTATCAAAAAAGGGAACCGCTCACACAGTTCCTTGTTCTTCCGGATTATCATGCGCTTCTCACGCCATTTACCAAATCGTCCACGAATAGTCATACTCTTTTTCATAATCAGCGCCCCTCATCGCAATCACATCCTCCGGATCAATGCACTTGATCATTTGCCTGTACTTCTGCCGGATACATTTGTCTGAATATTTCTTTGCATATCCGCGCCTGCCGGACAGGGAATATGTCCTCCAGTACTCCCAACCATTATTCTTTGGAGGATGCCTTCGAATCCACCAGTTGTCTTCCTGGGCTTCACGCCGCAACTTTTCACGCAACCATTGAACATCATATTGTCCGGAACCATACGCATACTTCTTCGCATATTTCTTCTCAAGCTCACGTTTGTGCCGGCGCTTCCGCGCATATCGATTCGCCTTCATTTTGTATGATCACCCCATTAATAATAGTATGGTCAGTGAACCTCCGGTAAACGAGATGGGTAAATACTCATCTACTTATCATTACTTATAAAATTGTATTGATTTTAAGTGGGCTGATTGTGTTCTTCCAGATATGCAATTCCTTTATCGGTAATCACAAATCTATCATCATCATCAACATAACCGTCATCCGCTTTCCGGAAAGCTTCGCGGATCTCATCCATATCCATTTTTTTTGTTACGTTCAGCAGTTCTCCGTTTTCGAAAACCTTCGCCTGAATCTCAATCTCGACAGCATGCTCCGGGAACCCAAACAAAATAGCACGATGCTCCAACAAACTTATTTCATTTTCAACTTCCGGACTATCCGGCACACCAAGCATTACTTCTTTCTTCGCCATATTATTTTCTCGCTTTCAACTCACTGCGGTGATCCCATAGCCAATCAATAAAAATATCCCAGTTGTTTTCCACTTGGGCAAAAACGTCAATCTTTTCTTCCCTGAACCGGTTGTGTTCCGGAAATACGCGGATCTCGAACCGCCTATCAGGCGCGCTGAACAGTTTGTCTTCCGGATACTTCAGGTCATGGTACATTTCCTCCAGCGTCAGCACTTTGCGCATGTTATAAAACTCGCCGGACGGCCAGTGGTCCAGGATGACTTCCCATTCACATTTCGACCAGAAGTAATACATCAGCCAGCCATGCACGTCTTTTCCAAAACCTTCTTTGTCGTCTTTGTGTTTTTTCTTCGCTTTCACGCACTCGTTATAAAACCCGTAGTGCTGAAAGATGTTATAAGGTTTAATCCTGCCGGAATTAAAGTCACTTACATAAACGTTCCAGCAAAGCATATAAGCACCTCCGATATAAAATAACAAGACGCATGCATAGTAACATTCCAATTGTTATTGTATAATTTTTGCTGTTAGCGTCTTTCGATACGCACGACTGAAAAAGCTGCCTGGTGCAGTAGCCTTAACCTCCTCGTGCTTGTCAGGTTTTTTGAAAGATATGGGGGTGTGCAGTCGCGCCGGCGCTTTATCGTACCGATCTTTCTCCACCGCCACTTAATCACACGCATCCCTGTCAGATGTCAAAACGCCTTGTGTCAGGTTTATCTTCGGCACTTGCGTCCTCCGAATCCCGTCGGGTTGGCCCCGATGTGTTCTGACGTACGGGCTGTATTTTCTTCTTGGCATTTATCAGTCTGCCGCTTCAGCTACGCGCTCGCCTACACACGCCCAGACCTCCCTGTTCTTGCCTACCCCATATATATCACGCTTCAAAATCCAGTTCCCAATCGTGCAGATCCATATGATCCAGCTTCTGGTAAAGATCACAATACGTTATCTGGCTGTCACGCGCATACGTGATCTCCGCATATAGATTCGCCATCGGCTCTCCCCAGATCATACACTTCTTGTTTCCAAGCAAATGTGTAAACCACGTCAGCTGCAAGTCTTCAATCTTCGCGTCAATCCCGCGCTTCGCCAGCATTTCAATCACGGCATTCTTCGCCGCAACTTCAAACTCATAACTCGTCATTCTTCATCCACCGGCATGCCGTCATCCGACATCCAGTCCCCTTCCTGGATTATTTCAGTCTTGTCACGGCGCCTGCGTATCCACACAATCGCACAGACAACCGGTACCATATACGCAAACAGACACCAGCTGCTCGCCGCAAGTATTGTTAACCACATATATTATTCACTCTCCCACTCGCCGTCGTCGATCCGCGCACCCGTGCATTCTTCCCAGTCGGCATTGTTGCGCTTTACAATCTTCTTGCAAGCCTTCTTCAGAAAAAGCTCGAAGTTCTGCCTTGACTTCCCGTAATGGTCAGCAATGTCCGGAAGCGTGTATCCCTGCATCAGCAGGTCCACTGTCAGGCGCTCCTGCTCACTTAATCCCGCTCGCTCAATCAGCGAATCAAGGTCCGCATAAATACACAGTACGTCCTCGTTCAGCGCAAACACGCCGTCCGTGCTCAATATACCGGACGGATCAAACATGGGCCAGAAAGATTGGTCCTATACCGACCTGTCGCGAATGAGTTTCTGGACGACTCTTTCCTCACTCAGCGGCATGTATGAAAGTTCACTGTAAACTTTATTCGACACTGGATTCGTCAACTACCGGGAGTTTCGCACGTTTCCCGGCAACCTTCTTACCGTTCGGTTTTTCCAGTTCTTCCTTCAGCGCCTTGATCTCGTCGTCCTTCTCCTGCAGCTCCGCGTCCGCAGATTCGATCTCCACAGTCAGGCATTCAATCCTGTCCTCCGCAGAAATCGCCATATCAAGCGCCTCAAGAATGTCGTCCAGGCTGTTTACCAGGATATTCCGCAAACGGTCTGTCTCCTGCGCAACCATCATCCCGCTCGTCGTCGCTTTCTTCAGCTTGAACTGCTGTTCACTGATCTTCTCTTTCAATTCCTTCGCATTCATTCGTCATCATCCTCCAGCAGCATCTTCATGATATCAGCAAGCAGATCGTCTTCATCATTATCTTCTTCCTCGTCTTCGTCACACATCGAGTCCAGCAAATCAACAACCGCTTTCCCGGCCTTACCGATTTCGACAGGGCAAACCTCTTCACACCATACATGCAGGAACGCATACAGCAGCTCTGCCATGACGTCACGTCCGCTCATTCCCTTTGAACCCATAACGCCCTTGTCTGTTACCACCACAAATTTCTTTTTCTCCATACTTTTCTCCTTATAAAACATTAAAGTCTATTACGTTGCCAAGACCACCCTTCATGAGCAACGCCAGATATGTATCGCCGTCACAGTCCACAAAATCGTTCATGATCTCGCAAACCAGACTGCGGTATATCACTTCCTCACCTGCCGCCAATATTCCGCCGATATAATCAGCCGCCAGCACCCGGTTGTCATCATATATGTAAAACTCCCTGAACCCCTCTGGCATCAGCACCCTTATCCTCTGCGCCATTCAAACACCTCTTCATCCGGTCAATCTCGTCCTGCTGCCTGTCAAGCACAACACAAATCTGCCTGCATACTTTGTATAACATAACAATAGCTTCAGAATATCCATGATACTTGTCGTTTTCGTCAGGTATCGTAATCCCGCATTTCGTCAGCATCCTTCATGCACTCCTCAGAACTCCTCTTCGCAACATAATTTATGCAAAGTACCATACATGTCTATCATCTTATTTCTTATGTCAGTACATTCACCATTATGACGATATAAACCCCCTCCGGCGCCATCCCAAATACACATCATGCCATCCAGATATTCTTTTGTCGCTTTATATGCAAACTGCCTGTCTGTTGTATCCTCATAATTCATGCCATAATTGTCTTCTTTAACCTTTGTTTCATATAATATTGCAGAATTTAAAACCGTTTCAAGTTCTTCCTTTGACGGCAATTCTTCCCCACAATCCATAAGTCTTCTGATAGCACAACGCATTAAACCTATCGCATCTTCTATACAATCCCGCTCGCACAATAGATTACCGTTATAAACGATATAATTCATTTCCATTTTTTTAGTTCCTCCAGTTCAGATCTCGTCAATCGTTTCTCAAGTATATCTTGATCAAATATATCGCACAGCGCACGATAATAAACCCTCGGAAAATCAGAGCTTACTTCACTGATCGTAAACCTTATGCCACCATCGCTTTGTTTTGTTATCCAAGCATATTCATTCGCAACCAATACAGGCTTGCCATCAGAATAAGCAACACCGCCAACTTTCTTCTTTTCAATTGCACCGCATTCAATCAACGCTTTTACTGCATTGAACGCAGTCTGGTATGTAACGCCAAGAATTTGCGCCATCCGATCATATCCCATACTGCATACACCAAACGCCCTGCAATATGCACAAATTAAAAAAGCAGCCTTACGAGCTGTCTTTGTCGGCGCCGCGAGAATAACCTCCATATCATTTCTGCCAATCTCATCAGTACGACGAACAATATTATTCTTTTGCTTTACCTTCACCTCGTACCGTCTTGCCACGTCACGCGCAATCCGGCTCGCATCATCATCAATTTCTTTCCACGAACTTCCTATCAGCGATGTGTCCTGACGATTAATCCATTTGATCAACTCTTCATAAATATCATCAGCATCCCCGCCGACCGCTCGCAGCCACACCGCTTTCTGAAGCATCTTGTCGTGCCGCTGCCCGGGCGCGGTGATCGTCGGCTCGTTTCGCGCAACAAACTTCCTGGGCTTTTGCGGCTTCCTTTGATTTGCTTTCGCAAGCAGAATATCTTCCTTTTTCTTTTCTTTATTGCAGATATACGCAATCTGCGCAAAGTCCGCCGCGCTCATCTTCTGAATTTCAAATACATAATCATTCCGCTCGATCGGTTCCAGTGTCTCCCGGTCTACATACCAGCAGCGGCGCCCTGTTTTGAAATTGATTCCAAGCGGGATTTTGATCGCGCCTTTCCGTCCGGGTTTGCACTCCATCCTGATAGCCGCAATCACAGGATCACGCACAACATAGTTGAACACTCCCTCTACGTCAGACTTCCACACCGGCGCATCAAAAAACAGGTCGATGTGATATCCCTTGTTTCCGGAAGTCGAAACGTAGACCTTGTCGCGAGGTATTCCAATCCCAACAAGCTTGTCTATGACTAGATGAACCTTAATAGGATCCGACTCGTCTACATCGAACGTGTGGAAGATAGTGTTCCGTTCACGCGCATACACGCACACTGTCTTTTTCCCCTCGAGGTGCTCATAGATCAGCGTCTCGTCATACGGAAGTTTTACGGTGTGGTACTCGCCATCAGGAGTCATGTACCGATACCTCGTCATATCGAAACAGTAAAGGTTCATAATTTGTTGAATTACAACGTATTCATCCATTGAAAAACCTCACTTTTAGATACGATGTATTAATGATAAATAAATAGGTATATGTATATATATGTTTAGATATCATTAGATAGCCCCGCAGCCGAACCGGACATCTCGCCACACAGGGAGAAATCCAAGATGGCCGGACATCGTCAGTGTCGTTAGCCGGACCTCGCTGGCGAACCGGGCGAGTTGCTGGCTGAACTGCCCCTCACTATATATGGGAACATTTCGAGGTTGTTTGTCTACCTGTAGTGGAAATTTATTTTCCTCGCCCCGCAAGAAGGTATCAAAATAGTATCAAACTTTTATGATAAGCACTCATATCTCGCAAGGTTTTCATTGGTTTGTTTTTATTTTTGCCGAAAATGTTTATGGTTTCTCGCGGAGGATCCCGGCTACTGTGCTGTGATCTCGTTTTAAAATCGAGTTGTAGAAAAGATAGGCATGGGGGTTTGGGTGTGTTTTCGTATGGTTCAAACGTAAAATACAATAAAATACAATATTTAGTTGTGTATTCTGTATCGTCAAAACCCTGCAAAGCTTGTATTTCCTTGTGTTCCGGGTTTTTGCTTCTTTGCTTTAGTTAGCTAAAGAACCACTATATCTTGTGGTGTTGTGGATAACTTTTATATTATCCACAACCACCTGTGGAAAATGTGTGGATAACTTTTTTTGATCCCTTTTTCCTGTGGATAACTACTGTTTCAATATGAACGAAACGCCTTATTTTACGTCATTCTTCCCTGTGGATAACTTTTCCACAGGCTAATTTTTCGATTGTTAGGTACCGAATCAAGTTGTACGTACAAAAAACACGAACATTCACCTGTTTTTTAGCCTGTTTTTTGATCGAATGTTCGCCTCTAGACCCGAACGTTCGCCTTTTTTTAGACTTTGGTCTGTTTTTGTTCACAAGCCAAAAACCGGCTAACTTTCAAAAAATTTCAAAAAAATTTTAAGTTTTTTTCTGTAGATTTTTCAATATGTTTTAGCCTTTTTATATCAAGTTAGTTTTACCTAACTGTAAAATTCCCTATTGACAAACCGGATACGAACATTGCATAGTGACGGCGGATCGAGAGCACAAGGGTTCTGAGAGAAACCGTGATTCTAAGCCACTCTCAGTGTAAGACCGTCAAGATCTGCTAGGTTGGATCAAGAGTAGGGTTGCAGATACTCCCTACCACCTAGCGTCACCGTTTACTCAACGACTGTACCTTGACAACTGACTGTGTGTTCGTTGTTTGCTCACAGCACAGCAGTACCATAGCCTTCGGGATGAGGTTGAGTAGCCCCAGAAAGCAGGATGACTGCATCGGAGGAATGTACCGGAGTAGTACCATGCCGAAAGTAGAGTAGGCAGTCCGAAAGTAGAGTAGGACAGTGTACGAATGGCACAGGGTTTCGGTGTAGGGCGGTCGCCCTTCAGCTTGCAACTGGATGTGAGTATGGGAGTACTATAGACCGACCGAGAATCAGCACCGAGGAGTAACCATGCTCCGGAGGGAAGGTGTGTTTGCTGCGCCCTTCTTTCCCCGTGACAGGGCATGGTGAGATCGGGATCTGAGAGTTACTGCCATGCAGGGCGGTACAGGCTGAAGGTGGGGATGACACCGGGATGGAGGACGAGAAGGAGGTAAAAGCATGGAGTCCGTCCGGACAAGCCACCACGACCGTGAACCATGAGGGGGATAGTCTGCCCAAATCGCTGCATCGAAGAAGGCAAGCCGTCCGCCGTCCGAAGGACGTGACGGTGACTACCCTTGCATGAACCACAGAGATCAACTGACGGTCAACGTGCTGACAACCTGCGTTTGCTCGTTGTCGCCTTGCACAGCGACCGTCCGTCCTCTTGAGCGCCCCCGCCGGGGACGTTCGATAGGGCGATATTGCCCATAATAATCAGAGCTGGCACTATGCCAGAGAAAGGGGTATACCATGAATACCAACACCAACACGAACGCCACGAAGAAAGCAACCCGTCCCGCCGGATTCACCAAGGCTATGTGGGACAACGACACCTTCAGGGTGTACAACGGTCTGATCAAACTTGTCAAGGGTGAGATTCTCGCTCCGCAGTTTGTGAACCATCCGACCGTCAAGACCCTCATGGAGAAGTGCTGTGGCGCCAAGACTCCCGAAGATCGCTGGGGTCTGTTCCTGAACCTGATCGTCAGCATGGACACCTACTCCACCGTTGACCATATGAAGGTCAACAAGATCAAGAGCATCGCCACCCTGCGGAGCTGGTTCAACGGCGGTTGGGAAGAAAAGGCGAGCCGTCCGGTTTACTACAAAGAGCCGAAGGCTCCGACCGCTCCGAAGGCGAAGAAGGCTTCCCCGAAGGGGAAGAAGTCCGAGGTTAAGAAGGTCAAGAACGTGAGCGTTGACCAGTGGATTAAGGGACTGACGGACGATCAGGTGGACGAGCTGAAGGTCGCCATCGCCATGAAGGAAATGGCTGCTTGATAACAGAATCTGGAGCCTATCTTGGAAAATTGAATAGCGGAATTTGGAGCGTGGAGAATTCCACGCCCGTTCCCCATAGGGGAATTCTACACTAATGCGGAATTCCCCTGCGTGGAGCGGAAAATCCATTGCGGAATTTTGCAGAATTTGTTATGCTTTGGCATAAGGAGGTGTGAAATTTGCCAAAGAGTTTTAGGGTTAAAATCTGGGATGATTGCGGAATTCCGGATGAATTAAAGCGATATTGCAAAGAGCATAACGAGTCTGTTAATGCCTTTGTGAATAAGGCAATTGCAGAAAAACTTGAACGTATGAACGTGCATAGTATGACTATTGCAGAAATTGAGGAGGTTGAAAGGGGTGAGTGGTAAAGATTACATAGAGGTTCGAGTCGATGTGAAGGATGCGGAAATTATCGAAAAACTTGACATATTACGACTTGAACGTGGAATTTCAAGCAACTCGTTTATCATACAAGCCATTGCGGAAAAATTGATAAGGGAGGGATATTTACAAGGCGGAGTTAAGGAACATCAGAAGAAAGAAAAGGAGTTGAGTGATACAGAACAGTTGCGGAATTCATTGCGGAAAATAGCAATGCAAAGACTGTGATATAAACCATGACCCAAAGCACCATTGCGGAAAATGCGATGGTGCTTTTTGAATGCAGAAAAGTACCATGAAATGCCGACTGCGTAGCAACGTTGTTTCATGCTGG